CCCCGCGAGGACTTCGTGAACGTGCATGAGAACTGTTTCCACCTGTGGCAGCTGGCACCAGGCGGCTACGCGGAATATCAAAAGGAGGACTGAATAAATTAAAAACAAAAGGCGATATGTTGATAAAACTTACAAGTAAATGCTCGATGATGTGTCCGCATTGCATGGAGGACGCGCAGGAAACGGGACTGATGATGACGCTTGACACGTTCAAGCAGGCCGTGAAATTCGGCACGTATATAGGCAACATCCATTTCGTGCTGTCTGGCGGCGAGCCGACGGAGAACGAGCACATCACTGAAATGTGCGAATGGCTCGACATGGCTACCGGCTGCAACTTCACCATCGTGTCGAACGGCATGTGGCTGAAGGACGAGCGCAAACGTCAGCGCATCGAGTGGATAAGCCGGCTGCACTGCTACCTCGGTATGCAGGTATATACCAACAGGCAGTGGTACAAGGAATACGACTATGTGGTGAGCCACAAGCACGAATACGAGCGGTACAACAAGGTGATTGTCGATGCCGACTCTCACATCTTCATGCAGGACCTCGGGCGTGCCAGGACAAACCCCGATGCACAGAAGGAGGTGGACCAAAACCCACACTTCATGTCGTGTCTGAACACAACGCTTGCTGCTATTCAGAAGCCCGACCCGCAGGAGTTCGGTATCACGATGATGCTGCACCGCCAGTTCTGCAAGCCGTCGGTGGATTGCGAGGGCAACGTACACATGTCAGAGAGCCGCCTGTGCCCGTCAGTTGGCAATGTCAATACCGACAACTTTGCCGACATCTGGCAGCGGATGCGCGAGTTCCGCCCGTGTGGTCACTGCAGGCAGTACCGGAAGTTCATGGAAAGCCCGCGCCCCGACATTGCAGCAGCGCGAGCCGTGATGGGGGTGTAGGAAGAGCAGGAATAAATAAATTAAATTAAAGGCGATATGAACGAAAAAAAGACAACAGAGCATGCCGCGAGTGTCATCAAGGCGATGCAGGAAGAGTATGCCAAGGGCGTCATCAAGGATTGGGAGATGCCGCCGCTGGTGAACATGAAGACGGGAGAGACGACGGGCTTTGCCGTAGTGATCAATGTCGGCACGAAGTACGACTACACGGAAGAGCTGCTGACGGACTGGAAGGAGCGGTTCGATGCCGACGAGTACAAGGTAAGCGCACGGCGCAACCAACTGACCCTGACGTTCACCATTCGGACGTTTGAGCCGACGGAGGCGCACATCGCAAAGATGAGCCACGCCATCGGTCTCGACAACGAGCAGCCCGAAGAAGGTGGGTGTTATAAGGCATACCGCAACGGCTCATGGTACGACGACCCCGACCCGCTGTGGGACGAGCTTGTGCTTTCGGGCTTTGCTACCGACCAGCGCAAACCGAAGAACTACAGCTACTACGTCACGCCGAAGGGTATGCAGTTCCTCGCACGGCATCATAAGATAATGATTAAGTACACCGAAGAATATGAGGGGAGGGACTGACCCATGAAACAATGCGAACCACTGAAAGAGCCGCTGCACGTGCCGGAGGGATGTGCTCCATGCCCACCGGGACTCAGGAACCGCAGACGGTATATGCCGATGGGACACGTCGGCATCGTTGCCAGCGAGCCCGTCGCAGGTGCGTCCGACCTCGTTGCCGTTGACGTAAGGACGCAGGAACTGCCCAAGGTGTTCATGCTCCGTGAGCAGTATGACAAACTTGACCCAGCCGTCATCCGTGAGAAGCAGGAAGAGGCGCACTGCATCCTCGTGCCGGTAGAGCGTGACGAAATGGATAGGATTCGGCAGGAGTCCGTCGTATATACACCGATGCCGGAAATGCCGAAAGTGCCCGAAATCCTTTGGCAGGAGCCTTCACCTTATTACGGAGGCGCAAACATCGGCAAAGGTCATAAGCACATTGGAGGTCGGCAAGACCCCAAGGACTATGCCAAGAAGAAGAAAGCCAAGCGCCGCCAGCAGAAGCAGGCAAGGCGCAGGAATAAATAAATTAAAAGGAATACGAATATGATAGAAAAAGTATTGAACGAAACGAGCGTCACGCCGAAGATTACGCTGACGCAGACGGAGTACAATCGCCTCGTTGAACTGGCGCAGGCCAATGCCAGGCAGATAGACGAGCGGGCAGTGGAATACTACAAGAAGAACGGTGTGTGCGGCATACATATCGACGCTTACGTCCGAGAGCAGAACGGCGGCTGCGACAGTATTGCCGACACGTTCCGCTTCGACTGCCAGCCGAGGTACGGCTACGTGACACCATCGGACGAGTACGAGCCGAATCCCTTTGCCATCGACCGCGAGACACGGCAGCGTATTATGAAGTTTGCGGCCAACTATGCCACGTCGGCTTTCTACCGCAAGTTCGGCAAGCAACTGATGCACATCAACAACGCCGAAAGGTATGAGAGCCGTGCCCGCCGCGACTGGCTGATAGGACGAGCCGTTACGCTGACGGGCTGGCTGCTGGCCGTTCTGATGTTTGTTATCGTAATGCTGAAATAATTCGTGAAATTCGTGAAATTATATGTTTATATGACTTTCCTCACGCTCGGCAGACTTCAAGCGAGCTTGGTCTGCTCTCGCTTAATCGGAAAGTTCGTGTTCAAAGAAAACAGGGCGCTTCAGCGAGTATTCCCCCCGCTTTCTTGCGTCCCGATGGTAGCAAGCGGCAAAGCCGAGCGATAGCCGCCCCCCGATTGGCGGGGGACTCATAATGTCCCAATTCCGCCAGCGCGATTTCGTAACTTTGCGATTGTCATCGCAGACCCTGCTCACGCTCGGCATACTGCAAACGAGTTTGCGTCTGCCCTCGCTTAATCGCAGCGTTGACTTCGCCGACCCTGCTCACGCTCGGATGTGCTCGAACAAGATTCGGCACCTCGCTCGCTCAATCGCAGCGTTAGCACTCGCAAACAATGTCCGCAAGGACTGAGGCAAAAGCAGTACCTTTGCTGCTGACAGAAAAAACAAGAGTGCTTGCACTTTTTCCGAAAAGTGCTTGCACAATCTGGAAAGAGTGCTTGCACTCCCTGAAAATGGCCATAAGGCAAAACGTAATATATTTTTAATTTTTAAAACCAAAAGAAAATGGCACAAATGACAATGAAGGTGCGTAAGGTGAACGCACAGAACCCAAAGACGCAGGCCAAAGGCTTTGCCGCCCGCGCCATCACCAATGGTAAGCAGTCGTTTGCAGACATCTGCGAACTGGCAGGACTGAACACCACGATGAACGTGGCTGAGCTGGAGGCTGCCGGCAAGCTGATTCTGCAGGCCGCTGCACGCGAGTTGAAGAACGGCAAGATTGTGGACCTGGGTCCCATCGGTGCCATCTACCCTGCCGTGAGCGGCAAGTGGGCTGAGAAGGCAGAGGACTTGCAGAAGAGCGACCTGACGCTGAGGGTGAACTACCGTCCGAGCGACGAGATTGACGCTGCCATCAAGGGTGCCAAGCTGGCATGGGCAAGCGCCGAGGACGAGAAGAAGGAGCAGGAGAACGGTGGCGAGAACACCACGACTGATCCTGACGAGGGCGGCAACACCAGCGGCACGGACGATGACAATCTGGAGGGCTAAACGCCCGATGGCTGATGTCTGATGTCTGATGTCTGATGTAAGACGTAAGACGTAAGACATCACCACCAAGGGGTCAAGCGGGGCTGCGCGGTATGTCCGCAGCGGACAAACGTTCTTCTTACACTTACCGGCTTCGACTAACAGCCGACACCACAAGAACGCCGCGAGATGGGTAGCGCCATCCGCACCCCGCTCCCTTTTTTTCAAAACGACAACGAGATTTTTTCAAATAATGGCGATATGAAACTACAAGACGCAATTAAAGGATTTATGACGTTTGCGATAATCATCGTGAACATTCTATGGGCGGCATGGATATTTGCCGCTATTTGGCGAGGACTTGACCTCACCACAGTATTCAACTCCTTGCTCATGGCGACGCTCTGCCTGCTATGCTGGCTGATGTCAAGACGGATGGAACGACTGGCGAACACCAACGCGATGTTGGCCGAAGAGGTGCAGCGGCTGGAAGACGTGAAGAAGTTCGTTGCCGCCCTGCGCGACATCGCAAAGCACCGTGAGTGGGACAGCGAGGTGGCCGACGTTATGAAGGAGCACTTCGACGAGAACGAACCGCACGACACGCCGAAAGTGACGGTAGGGTTTACTAATGATGTGGCCGAGGAAGACCATGAACTGCTCTACGACATCGCAAAGGAAAGTGCGAATGCGATTGTTGGCCTTGTGAAGGAGAAGAACGAAGACGGTCTGATAATGACCGCAGACGCTCTTGCATCAGAGTGGCGCAAGCGCACCAAGCACGACTATGGCAACCACCGCCCAGGTGTCCGCATCGACTTTCGCTCGTTTGCGGATGACGGCATCGTGGTCGTAAAGTTCGACCTTGATACGGTAACAAAAGGAACGGAAAGCGTTAAGGAGGACTGACGTATGAAACCACAACCGACATGTACGAACACCATTCAATCGAAGAAACTGATTGAGCTGGGGTTAAGAGAGGACACAGCCGACCTCTACATCATCAAGGAAAAAGACTACGCCATCAGCAACAAAAAGACCAAGGATGCCGTACCGTCGTGGTCGCTGGCAAGAATGGTGGAGATAGTGAGCCACTACCCGACACCACACCCCGAAGTGTGGCGCGACGTGGACTTCTTCACGGAGATTTACAACGAGCTTTGCCACGCGCTTGTCAACGGCTACTGCTGGGACTACTGGAGCGACGAGAAACGCAAGCAGGAGAAAGACCCTGAGCGCAACCATTGGAGCAAGGCGGCTGATGCCATCCGCAAGAAGTTACCGAAAGTGTTTCAGTCGAAGTGGCCCGACCGACAGCAGCTCATAGACTTCTTCAAGAGCGAGGGCGAGCACATTAAGCATCGTGACGACCGCCTTGGCAAGATTTACCGCACGGCGGCAGAGGAACTGCAAGCCTACGACGACAAGGAGAAGAAGCCGCGACTGATGTTGCAATGGAGCCGTAACACCTTCGGCTATCATCATTTGAGTGCGTGGGCACTGAACGACAAGGGCGAGGGCTGCTATGAGTATGCCGTGGTCATTGGCATCAACAAACTGACGGCTTTATGGAAACTCGCTCGTCAGATGAAGCGCATGGGTTACTTGCATCTGCTGCGATACGTGGTGAAGCAGGAAACCGTGTCAGACATACCAGGCCGCGTGAAGCACTTCCGCATCGAGCAAGTGACCGACACGTACTTCCTCATCCGTCAGCGTCACACCCTGCTATTCTTCATTCACTTCTACGACAGCGGTGCCGAACTGCTCTGTCCCGACTATCGGCGCAACTCACGGCTCGACGCTATGGACTTCATCAGCAAGACGGCAAGGGAGAAAGGCTTCGACTATCGAATACATGAGAAGTAAATCCCCTCAATCCGTATAATCCGTGTTCAAAAAAACAAAACCCTCAAAACCAATGGCGATATGACTGATTACACAATTCCGATGATTATCGGCATGACATTGGCCTTCACACTTGGCGCAGCAGTCGGTGCGCTGTGGGGGCTTAGCCGGCACGAATGGCTCTACTGCCGCGTGACGGCACACCTGACGTGGAGGATGCGCGAGGCGATGAAGTCGCTCGGCATCGACGAGTGGAAAATCGACAAGGCGCAGGAGTATATGGGCTCGGTGGTTATACCGCCGCACATCCCGATGCCGGAACCGCCCGTGAAGGCTGCGAGATGGGTAGCGCCATCCGCACCCCGCTCCCTTTTTTCAAAACGACAACGAGATTTTTTCAAATAATGGCGATATGATACAACAACTTGACCTTTTCGGCAACCCGATTCCGATGCCACCAAAGCAGGTTGACTTGCAGACGAAAGTCGAGCGAGCCATCCGATTGTTGAAGTCGGCGGAGCGTGCGGCAAAGAAGAAAGGACAACCCGTGGAGGTGTGCTATTCGGGCGGCAAGGACAGCGATGTTATCCTTGAACTCGCACGGATGAGCGGCATCAACTTTCGGGCTATCTACAAGAATACGACCATCGACCCGCCTGGCACGATTAAGCATTGCGTAGAGCAAGGCGTCGAGGTACATAAGCCTAAGCAGACGTTTTATCAGGTCATTGAGAACAGAGGATATCCGACACGTCTGCGCCGATTCTGCTGCGAGGTGCTGAAAGAGTACAAGATATTGGACGTAGCCGTACAGGGCATCCGTCGCTCGGAAAGCATCAAGCGTTCGCAGATGTACGGCGAACCACAGATATGCCGCATCTACAATGGCAGCAAGAAGAACCACGTTTCAGTGTTCCTTCCTATCCTCGAATGGACTGACAAGGATGTCGAAATGTTTATCAAGGAGCGCGGTATCAAATGCCATCCGCTCTATTATAACGAGCATGGCAAATTCTGTGTATCGTGCCGACTCGGTTGTATGGGGTGTCCGCAAAAGCATGACAATGGACTGCATGAGTTTCGTGAACGACCCGCTTTAGTCAAGGCATGGCTTAGGGCTGGCGAGAAATGGTGGAACACGCACCCCATCGTCAAGGTCAAGAAGAAGTATCACGACCACTATGAACTGTTTGTCCGCGACGTGTTCTGCAATAGCCACGAGGAGTTCGTCCGAAAGTTTGGGCCTAATCTTTTCCACGGGGCTATCGACTGCAAGGCATTTCTCTCGGACTACTTCGGCATCGCTCTTTGAATAATCCCCTCAATCCGTATAATCCGTGTTCAAAAAAAACAAAAACCCTCAAAAACCAATGGCGATATGACTGATTACACAATTCCGATGATTATCGGCATGACATTGGCCTTCACACTTGGCGCAGGATTCGGTGCGCTGTGGGGGCTTAGCCGGCACGAATGGCTCTACTGCCGCGTGACGGCACACCTGACGTGGAGGATGCGAGAGGCGATGAAGTCGCTCGGCATCGACGAGTGGAAAATCGACAAGGCGCAGGAGTATATGGGGTCGGTGGTCATACCGCCGCACATCCCGATGCCGGAACCGCCCGTGAAGGCTGCGAGTGAGCGAGAGCAGTCGGAAGCTCGCTTCCAGAATGCCGAGCGTGAGCAGGCTCGACCGCAGGTCAAGGCTGCGAGTGAGCGGGAGCAATGCCAAACTGGTTTGAGCATTGCCGAGCGTGAGCAAAATCAAAACGAAAGTTTTAATTAAACGAATTATATGATACGAACAGTAACGCTTTTTTCCGGCTATGACAGTCAATGCCTCGCCCTGCGACGTTTGGGCGTGGACTTCGACTTGGTGGCTTGGTGTGAGATTGACGACGACGCAAGAAAGGCGCACGACCTGCTGTTCCCAGAGTATGCGAACCGCAACATTGGCGACATCAGCAAGATAAACTGGCAGACGTTTATGGAAATGCGCAAAGGCCCCGCCGTCGATTACTACACGAAGCAATACCTGCTGTTTGCGCCGGAGCAGACCGACACTGGCGACGAGCAAGTGGACTTGCTGACCTATTCGTCGCCCTGCCAAGACTTCTCGATTGCCGGACTGCAAGCCGGAGCCGAGGAAGGCAGCGGTACCCGAAGCAGTTTGTTGTGGGAAAGCGAGCGGGCCATTGCCGCCCTGCGACCGAAGTATTTGCTGTTCGAGAACGTGGGTGCCGTGGTCAGCAAGAAGTTCAAACCGCTGTTTGAGGACTGGTGCAAGCGACTGGAGGGCTACGGCTACACGAACTACTGGAAGATTCTCAACGCCCGCCACTACGAGGTGCCGCAGAACCGACTGCGGCTTTACATGGTCAGCATCCTCGGCGAGCACAAGCCGTACCACTTCCCAGAACCATTGCCGCTGGAAAAGAAGTTCAGCGACGTATTGGAGCCGACGGTGCCCGAGCGTTACTTCCTGAGTGAAGCGGCCATCCGTTCCATCTTCAACACGCCACCAGGTACGAACTTCAAACCGACGGTGGACGGCGGCGGCGAGAACTACGCAAGGGCTTTGACCTGCGGCGATCACCTTTGGCGACGTACCGACAACTACGTGACAGCCCCCGACGGGCGACTGCGCCGACTGACGGAGCGCGAGGCGTTCCGGCTGATGGACGTGGACGATGCAGACATCGACAAGCTGGTGTCGTCGGACATATCCTTCACGCAATTACAGAAGATGGCTGGAAATAGCATCGTGGTAAACGTGCTATGCCACATATTCCGAAACCTTTTAATGTAAACGATATGACAGAACTAACAACATGCCCCTTTTGCGGCGGTCTTATCAATCATGGTAGCGACTGCTTGGCCGCTGAAATGTACGACGGCTATGAAGAAGATGACGATGCCATTGTCAGCTCATACCGCTGCACCCGCTGCGGTCGTGACATCGAGGTGACGGAGCCATCGGAGAGTGAACGAAACGGCGATTATGCCGAGTATTGGAAATCAAACGAACAGTGATTATGGACTTTCAACAGACAAGAGAAAAGATAGCCGAACAGAGGTGCATCTTCTGCGGCGGTGAGTTATCGTTCGACGGGCAAGAGCGTGTCGGCACATGGCGCAATGGCTACGGCGGCGACAAGGTGGCCATGCTGAACTACGTCCGCTGTAAGAAATGCGGTCGTGACTATGAAATCTTCGACCCAACGGCTGAAGAACGTGCGACTGATTATAAGGACTATTGGGATAATGAGGGCGCGAAATGATACCGAAGCCAGAAGACATGAAATGCCCCATTTGTGGCGGCAGACTGTACGACCAAGGCAAGAACCGAGCCATCGCCGAGCGTTGCTCACATGGCGACGACTTCAAGGCCGTAATCCGTTTCTACTCCTGCGGTCGCTGTGGTCGTGACATCGAAATCATCGACCCTATCGAAAGCGTCCGCAATGAGTACGGCGAGTATTGGAAAAACCATCAGGACGAACTATGGCAGGACGAGTAAAATCCCCTCAATCCGTATAATCCGTGTTCAAAAAACAAAACCCTCAAAAACCAATGGCGATATGAAACAAGAAGACATCAAACACCAATCGACAATGACAAAGACATACGACCGAAAGGCTATGAAGCCCGTGATGCCGCCGACGGACGCCGAGGACATAGAGTGGCGCGACGTGGTGGGATTCGAGGGGCGCTACGAAGTGTCGAACTACGGCCACGTGCGCACCATTCCCCACTATGCAGATAACCACACAGGGCGCATACTGCTGAAGGCGCGGCTGCTGCGCCCGAACGTGCTGCGGAAAGGCTACCTGCAGGTGACTATCAGCGACAAGGACTGCCGCCGACACGCCCCAAGATTCTCATCCAATACGGCGATACAATAAAATTCTAATTTGGCGATATGAAAGAAATATGGAAAGACATTGAAGGTTACGAGGGCTTATATCAAGTGAGCGACAAGGGCAGGGTGCGCTCCATTGCCACATTCCAAGGAAAATGGAACGCAGTATATAAAAGAAAGGAACCGTCGCTTCTGACCCAGCAGGCAGACAAGGACGGCTATCTCCGCGTTGGACTCACGAAGAACAGAGTCATCAGAAGGTATATGGTTCACAGGCTTGTGGCATCGGCCTTTATCGACAACCCTGACGGACTGCCGATGATTAACCATAAGGATCAGGATAAGCAGAACAACCGCTCGGACAATCTCGAATGGTGTACGGCAAAGTACAACTCGAACTACGGCGACATCAAGGATAGACTCAGTGCCGCCCGCATCAACCTGCCGTCGGTGTCGAAGCAGGTGAAGATGATTTACGACGATGGCCGCGAGGAGGTGTTTCCCTCCATCAGCGAGGTGGAGAGACGACTCGGCATCTCATGGAAACGCATCAGGCGGAGCATTAAGCATAACACAAATGTATTCAATACGGATTTTAAATTCAAATACCTTTAGATTATGGAAATAGTAGGAACAATCATTGCCGTGCTGCCAGCTCAGAGCGGCGTGTCGGCAAGAACGGGCAACCCGTGGATGTCGCAGGAATACGTCATCGAGGTGCCGGGTATGTACCCTAAGCGGATGTGCTTCCGCATCTTCGGCGAGGACCGCATCAAGCAGTTCGCCCTGCAGCAGGGTCAGCAGAACGTTACCATTCAGTTTGACATCGACGCCCACGAGCACGAAGGTCGCTGGTATAACGAGGTGCGCTGCTACAACGTGCTACGTGCCGTGCCAGCCGGACAGGTGGCAGCACCGCAGCCCTACGGTGGCACGACGGGACAACGGCCGGGAGCAGCGCAGCCAGGGACAGCACCGTTCCCTCCCCCGCAGACCGACCCCGCCACCGGCGAGCCGCTGCCGTTTTAGGCGTGTCGCCTAAGACTTTCGTCACGACTCGGCAAAGCTGATGCAAGCATCGCTCTGCCCTCGCTGCTCCGAAAGTTCTGACCGCCGACCTTTATTTTTATCATACATAACAATATTGTGTACCGCCCCGCTTGGTCTGTGAAGATCGGGCGGGGATTTTTGTGTGGACTGCGCATAGAGCAAGCGCTTGTTCTTGCGTCCCGTTGGTAGCAAGCGGCAAAGCCGAGCGCAGACCACCCCTAACCCCTCCTAACTCAGGAGGGGAAACCAATACCGCAGCGGCGGCTGACTCAGGAGGGGAAAGACGGTTGTCCCATTTTTGAATCGGCTTGGTTGTAACTTTCGGCCAGAAATAATAAATCGCAAAAAGATATGGCAACAAAGAAACAGACGAAGAAGGGTGCGACGATGCAGAGCACGACGCTGCCGGAGCACCCTAACGTGACGGTGGTGACAAGCCGCGAGGAGTTTGAGCGCGAGGCACAGCGGCTGCGCGAGAGCGGATTTACGGAAGTGCCGGGTGCGCTCGGTGGCGGCAGCGGCGGCGGCATCAGTCCCGACTATGCCGACTACCTCGAAGCGAAGCTGTCGTGCAGTGAGGGCACGGGCAAGGGCAAGACCTCGCTGCCCCTGCTCCACGTGAGCAGCGGCTATGCACAGCCAGTGACGGCGGCAAACGGCCACAAGGGAAGCTACATCACCTGGGGCGCTGGCAACCGCATCCCTAACGTCATCTCACTGCTCTGTTCGCTGCTGCCCTACACGGCGGCTGCGCTGAAGTTCAACATCGACCTCTGTTGCGGCATGGGTCCGCGCCCGATGTACGCCTACACGCAGTACGTCGGTGGCAACATCTCGCAGAAGTCGATACCCTACGATCAGGCCGACAAGCTCATCCTCGGACAGATTCGCGACCTGCAGTTGCAGCTGGTGAAGCTGGAGGCAGAACATCCGGAGTTGACTGAGGATGACGGCGCAGCAGGCATAGCGCTTGTTCAGACCACCCCACCTGTCGGCACCCCTCCTAACTCAGGAGGGGAAACAGATACCTCGAAGCCTCGCAAGTCTGCCGCCGAGCAGATGCGCGACGAGCTGCGGGAGCAGATAGAGAGCCTGCGCAAGGACCTCGCCACGTGGCAGCTGACGATGAAGCAGCTCTACGGCGACCCCGACGCGACGGAGGCCGAAGACCGCATCGGATTCCTCGGGCGCAACAACCTGCTGCAGACCTTCCAGCAGCTCTACGCCGACATGCTGCAGTACAACATCTGCTACCCCGAGTTCGAGTTGCAGAAGACCTACCTCGTGCCCTCGCAGCAGACCGACCCCGTGACCGGCAAGGTGATTATGAAGGACGTGCCCGCCTCGCAGTGGTCGCCCAAGGTGGTCGGTCTGAAATGGCGCAACGCCAAGACCATGCGCCTCGAAATGATGTCGAACCAAAACCGTATAGAACATGTTTACATCTCGAACCAGTGGCTTTCATCGCCCGAACAGACCATCCCAACGCAGGATAGTGATTTCAAGATCGACGCTCTTCCGGCACTCTCCTATCAACAGCCAGCCCAAGACCTGGAACGGCTTGCGCGAGACGCCCGAACCGCTCGAACTGGCAAAGCGGCCCGACCCACTCATGTAGTGATGCCCGTCACGTACAACGAGTACGGCCACCCCTATTACCCCGTGCCGGCGTGGTACTCGGTCTTCAGCGGCGATGTCTATACCTACGCCTCGCTGCTCATCTCCGACCGCAAGAAGCGCCGCGACAATGCCAATGTGATAGGCAGGATTCTGTATGTTTCGGACGAATACATACAACGAATGTATATCCAAAGGCATCTTGACACGCCCGAACAGCGCCGCGAGTTCTTCCAGAAGGAGATCGTGGAGCCCATCAACAACTTCCTGAAGAACCGCGACCACATGGGAGAGCCGATGCTCGCCTACACGTTCAAGGATGCCGACGGCAAGGTGTATAAGTCGTGGGAGATCGTCGAGGTGCAGGAGAACAACGCCCAGCAGGCCGAGGCCAACAAGGAGGAGCTGGCCGAGATCTCCAGCATCATCCTCTTCGCGTGGGGCGTCGATTCGCAACTGATCGGCAACACCCCCGGCACGACCACCCGCAGCGGCGGCACCGACCTGCGCGAGCGTTACCTGCTGAAACAGGTGAACATGGCGCTGATGCAGCAGCTGGTGCTCAACACGCTGAATGTCGTCAACGTCCGCAACCAGTGGGACCCCCACCTCCAGTGGCAGATCAAGAAGGAGGTGCTCACCACGCTCGACAACTCGAAGACCGGCATTACCGAGGCCGAGAGCGCGTAAAAGAAAAAAAGTAAAAAGGTAAAACGATACAATTATGTTAATTACAACAATCGAGGAATTAAGACTGTGCTTCCCCAGCCACGCCATCGACCACATCGACGCATTCGTGGGCTATATCGACAACTCGGAGCACGAGTTCCTGCTGCAGCCTCTCGGACAGCCGCTTTACGACAAACTCTGCGACTGGTACGACCAGAACAAACCCGTGATGACCACCATCGACGACAAGCAGGCAGGCTATTACAACAAACTCCTGCTCATCGCCCAGCGCTGCGTCGCCTTCGACGCCATGTCGAGAGCCATCGACCAGCAGGCCATCTCGATCAACGGCTCCGGCATCAACTTCGCCAGCGCCGAGGACTACAAGGCTGCCGACGGCGAGGCCATCAACCGCGCCAAGCAGTCGTACCAAAAGGAAGCCCACAGCGCACTCAACCGCCTGCTCTATACCCTGGAGCAGTGGACTGCGCAATGTCCGACCGAGGAAGACGTGACCGCTGAGACGCAGGAACTCTACGAAATCTGCAAGTTCTGGCGCTCGTCGCGCTACTTCTATCTCGCCGCGCAGCTGCTCATCCCGAGCGCCACCGTGCTGCAGGAGTACCTGAACATCTACGACAGTCGCGAAAAATTCATCCAGATGCTGCCCGATTTGCACTTTATTCAGGAAGAGCAGATCGCCCAGGCGATTGGCGAAGACTTCTGCGAGTTCCTCGTTGGTATGCAGATTAAAGGCGGTACCAAGCGCGACGCCACCGCCGCCACGAGCAGCACGCCGAAAGTCCTGGCCGACGACAGCGACATTCCGCCGACCACCCGCCGCCTGCTCCACAAACTCCGCAAGATCGAGGCCACGCTGCTCGAAGGCCGCACAAAGGTGCTGCGCGTCGAAAAAGACCGCCGCATCGCCGCCCACGACGAGGGCATCCGTCTGCTCGGCCAGTGGCGCGAATACTGCCAGCAGCACCAGTCGGCGATCCTGAAAGACCTCGACACCATCCACGGCCTGCCCGCCACCGCTGCGGCCCTGCTCTCGCCGACCGACCGCGAACAACTCGCCCCAGACGTGCTCAACGCCTGCCTCGAAGCCGAGCAGCCATTCACCGACAGCCCCATGTTCGTCGCCCCCGTCTTTGAGACCCCCGCCGAGTCCAAAAGCCCCTGCGGCTGCCGCTGCGACTCCGACAATCTCAACCATGACGGCATGGCCATGCTCGTCACGCCCCCATTACTCTAAAACCAAGAAACTATGCACAGTGAGATTGATATTCAGGTGAACGGGCAGTCGATGGCGCTGCCACAGGACTTCTCGCTCGACGTGACGGAGGAGAACCCGCTGTTCCACGACGTTGAGATGCACAGCGACCCCGTGCAGGCGCCGATGGATGGCAACCGCCATATCTTCGGCAACGTGGACGACCCGCAGAGCCACCAACGGCCTGTGGACTTGGAGCACACCCCCGCCAAATGGTCGGTCAGCGGCATCCCGTTCCGCAGCGGTACCATCGCCATTCAGGAGGACGACGAGCTGGACGGCGCCTTCTCCTTTAACATCGACGAAGCCCGCCAGTCATTCAATGATCTTATCGGCGACCTGAAGTGTCAGGATGTACCTTTATATAATAACGAACTTATCCCCATCGGCGAGAAGGTGTGCGACGTGAACGTGGAGCTCAGCGTCGAGGTGGACGTGCGCTGCAAGGTGAGCAGCACCTTCGGTTACGTGAAGGGTGATTTCCTGAACAACCGCCCTTGGTCTGTCAGTGGTCAGTTCGATCCGCAGGCCCTCGGTTTCTCGTTCCCCGGCAAGGCCAACGTCAGTTCGTCGAACAACAAGCCACGCACCTACCCAGAGGGCATCTCGGTGAACCACCCCGCAAAGACAAAGGACTACATCAACGTGAGCGAGCCCTACGAGTCCAACGGCGGCGTGCCAGCAGCGGGGAAGTTCCGCTATTGCAACGCCCGCGTCTGCTACACCCACCACGGGCTGAACGCCGACAAGGCCAGCGGTGAGACCACGGCGGAGGGCGGTCAGAAGATTGCAGGCACCATCGGCGAGACCACCGACGACATCATGAAGGTGGACGACAACTACGGCACGTATGAGAATTACGGCCCTTATTGGGTGTTAGATGCCGACCGCCAGCAGTCGGGCATCTGTTTCTATGTCTTATATTTCCTCGACTGTCTCTTTAATCACCTCGGCGTGGTGTTCGACAACTCGGCATTGACCGCCATCGAAGATTTACGAAGACTCTGCTTCTTCACCACCAAATGTAAATTCATGACCGACACGGCGCATCCCGTGCAGACGCTCAGCGGCATCGACGCCATCAACAAGTGGCTCGACGACCGTGGCTGTGGCGGACGCATCGAGTTCCCCGACAGCGACGAGAAGAACTTCGACGAGGCGGGCGACTCGATTACCGTCTACGACTACGACACGCAGCGGGAGTATAAGATTATCGCCGGTCAGCTGGTGCATGGCGTCGGTCAGGTGGAGAGTTTCAAGACCTACGCGACGGTGCAGAGCGTCACCTCTGCCACGGCGAAGGTCTGCACGATGTACGCCACGAACGAGAACTTCCCCGACGAGGCGGTCTCGACCGTCATCAGCAGTCTGGAGAACTCCTTCGGCATCCGCTTCCATTACGACTACCAGCATAACAAAGTCACCGCTTATCTGCTGCGCGACGTGTTCCGCCAGAAGGACGGCAGCGGCAACGCCCTCGCGCCGATTACGCTGCCCTGCACGGTGCTGAAGGTGAACAAACTGAGCGAGAAGATTACAGGCGTCCGCATGAAATACTCCGCCGAGAGCGACGGCAAGGAGCAGATGGAGAACATCCGACGGGCAAAGCGCGACTATGACACGGACTTCGACTATATCGACTACCGTCAGGACCGCACGAAGGTGTCTGCAGACGGCTACAAAAGCATCGCCAGCGACCTGAAGACCGAGAACGTCACCTGCTACGTCGACCTGAACACCGCCGATGCCTTCCGCTTCAAGATATCGAAGGACGTGGACTCGGGCGACGTGGCCTATCACCGTCTGTTTGAGGTCGGACAGTTCCACGGCATCGAGGTGGGCGACTGTTCGCCAGCCAACGAGGACTTCATCAAGGAGTTCGTCTCGGATTTCCAGCCTATGTCCTGGAACGACGTGAATGCCTATGCCGAGCTGAAGAAGGGTTCGACGGAACCCATCCTCGCGGCCTATATCGACGAGGACATGGAGCATGAGTTCGTGACGCAGAAGATCAACCACCCCGTCTATACCGACAAGGTGGACATCTACGCCTCCGAGGTGCTGCGGCTCGTGGAGTCGTATGACCCGACGGGTACCGAGGACGGCAATTCGCCGCTGCAGGATATGGACTGGGGACTGGCCATCGCCATCATGCGCGGCGGCGGCACCGATGCCACTGTGCAGAATTTCGACAGGAATTACGATAATTTTGACAATTCAAAATGGCGGCAGGTCGCTGGCGGCTATGCGATGTCGAGCGACTCGATGGACCAGTACGGCACGCAGTATGACTATAACGGCACGCAGGAGGGTATCGGCGACGGCGAGCGGTTCTCGCTGAAGATTCGTTCGTGGAAGCCATTCCTCTATTATAATGATTCAAGCGGCAAGACCCATGTCACCAGCGACCTCTCGCTCGAAGGCAAGCCCGTGGAGGGTGTCAGCGGCAAGACATGGCTCAAGCCGTGTAACGCCGACGAGAAAGACAGCAGCGGCAAGGTCGTCAAGCGCATCGCCACACGCGGTCTGGCCGACGTGTTCATGGCGGAGGTCATCCACTTCTTCCTGAAGCGCCGCAAGCTGCGCATCCACCTCCTCGCCGAGGCAGCCGCGCTTGTTGATATCCCGAACCACTGGCGCCGCCGTTTCCGCATCGGCGACAACGTGGGGTATATCGACAAGATCAACTATTCCATCTCAGCCGAGACGGGCATCGGCGAAGTCACCATCGACCTCTTTGAGATTTAGTTCATAGTTCAAAATTCAAAGTTCATAGTTATGGCAACCAATCTTAAACTCTATTCGGGTTCCAAGCTGATAGGCAGTCCTGTTGTATTCGAGGTGACGGCGCACAACCTTGATGCCAGTGCGACGTTCCACCAGGTGCGCATTGTGCTGACTGCCAACGCCTCGGTGTTCGAGTTCTCGCAGCCCGCTTCCAACGGCGAGAAGTTGTACTTCGACATCAGCAGCGCCTTCCGCGCACTCGCCGAGAAGTATGAGTACACCGCAGCAGGCATCAACCCTATTCCTAACGGCGGCTATCCCAGTTACGGCAATGCCGCCGGTGACAATATCAAGGCTTGCGACGACTATCTGCTCAACGGTGTGGAGCACCGTGGCGAGCATGAGGTGACCGGTACGCTCGCAGGACCGTACTACCAAGGCTATCTTACCGATCGCGAGCGGTTGCTATATGGCACGAATGTCCAGGAGTTGCCGTCGCAGTGGAGCCGTAAGCCTAAGTCGGCATCGCCGGAGATTTGCTTTATCGGCAATCCGCACTTGCATGCCGGAGCGTTCGGCAATAATCCGTCGGTATCATCTACCCAAGTCACCAAGGGCATGCAGACCATCGGCGGACATCAGATTTATGGTATCAACCAGCCTGCTGACGGCTTCGAGCTGCGCTTCATCAACTCCCTCGGCGTTCACGAGAATGTCTTCATCACCTGTCTGCGCCAGAGCGAGGTGAACATCAAGAACGATTTCTACACCATTGCAAGGCTGGAAACGTTGAAGAAATTCTCCCGTGGCGTCAGTGTGAAGCAGAACGACTACGAGACGTGGAAGATGTCGAGCGGCCCCGTTGACCGCGCCTGGCAGCAGTGGTGGCTCCATGAGCCGCTGATGGCAAAGTGGGCGTGGCTCAACGTCGACAGCCAGTGGCTGCCCGTGCATATCGTCCCAGAGGAGACTACCGTCGGCATCGACCGCGCCAAGGGCAACCTGCTCGAAGTGCAGTTCACCCTCCGCTTCGACATCAATGGATCGCCGTTCAAATCATAAAGCTCAAAGTTCAAAGCTCAAAGTTCAAAGCTCAAAGTTCAAAGCTCAAAGTTCAAAGTTTATGGCAGTCACGATAACAACCGCAGCGAATTATTGGATAGCACCCAACGCCCTCACCATCACGCTCAATGCGCTTGGCGAGGCTAACCGCATACAGGCCAGCGTGGCCAGCGGCGCAGTCATTATGGTATATATGCGAGGCATCAAACCCGCAGACCCGTCAGACCCCGACACGGCCCTGAACGGCGACGGGCTTGAGTTTGACAACGGTCACAACTACCGCCGCTGGCCGCTCAGCATCTCGCCAACGTACTTCAATTCAAACGACGAGAAGTACATCTATGTCGCCATCCCGCGAAAGGCGAGTGTCGGCACTGACGCCGTGGTAGTGTTCCCGTCGCAGAAACTCGACATCTATGGTTACTCGATCAAGGAGGTGCCGAAGCGCAACGCCCGTGGTCAGATGATTGACGAGGACGGCTACCCGACCGATGACATCACCAAGGCTGTGAAGGAGGAGGAACAGGACGAGCAGCTCGGTACCGACGACTACTGGTACGTCTGGCTGCAGGGCATCATCACCGAGACCAACGGCACGAGCCTGCGCGACTGGGACGCCCACTGCGAGAGCGGCTACCTCGACTCCGACGAGGCCATCTCATCACTGGAGACAGACTGGTACAAATGGGATCCGATTTCGGGCACGGTGACGTTCCTGAAAGAAATCTTTATGGACGCTGGCAGCATCTTCAGCAATCTGAAGGCGAAGGTGGCCGAGATTGCCGACCTGAACGTGACCAACCTGCTCGACGCCATCAAGGCAAAGATTGACGATATCCGTTCGCATAACTTCGAGGAGGGACTGACCGACGGCAACGGCTTCCGTCTGACCGCCGACAACGGCGAGGGAAACAGCGAACTGGAGGTGGATTTTTTGAAAGTCCGTAAGAAGGCTACGTTCATGGAACTCGAAATCCGCAAAGAGACGTTTGTCGGCGGCAACCAGAACTATTCGCCTGCCGGATCGGTCATCTACCGCGTGGAATACCTCGACGTGAACAACGAACCGCTCGGTTATAAGACAAAGAAAGTGCCCTGGCTGTTGAAGGGATTCGCCTTCCTTGGCGGTCCGTTTGCCGGAGCCTACCATCTCGCCACGAAGCGCCGCGTCTATGTCGGCATGACCGACGAGGAGTGGCCGAAGTGCCACCATTTCCGCTGCTATCTGATTTCCGACGACGGCACCACCGCCACCCGCAACTGGTGGCGCTACGGCGACCAGGCCAAGTGCCAGAGTTTCAATAAAGCCGCGTCGGTGCAGAGCAAGCACGATAATACTTATAACTCTGGTACGAGCGTCGTGCCCGATCCCGCCACGCCGATGGCGGAGAAGACCTACGCCTCGCAGCCCGTGGAGACCTCTTACTGGTGGCGCATGGTGACGAACACGGGCTCGAAATTGCTGGAGGACGGCTATGTGTATGACTTCGTGGACTTCCCTTACGAGGGCTGGGATGTGGTCATCGGCGGCACCCGTCACCGCTATTCAGAGATAGAGAAGAAAGGTTTCCGCGACCCAGGCAGCGGCATGCCTATGGCTGGCGACACGCTCGTCTGCATCGGCAACCGCATTGAGGAAGACCGCATGAACCTGATCAATCTCAGCACGACGGGTGACGATAACGACCCGCCGTCGATACGTGGCTACCGTGGCATCCATAATTTCAAGATGGAGAGGAGCAATCAGGTATTCAAGATTTCGCCGGAGGAGACACTGTTCCGCTCGAAGCGGTTCTATCTGCTGAATGACGACGACGAAGCCTTCCGTGTGCCGCTCGAAAGGGGAGAGTGGGAGATGGGTCAGCGCTACCACTGGTACGACCGTGTGTCGTGGGACGGCAGCATCTGGCTCTGCGTCGTGGCCGACGAATATGTATGGCAGGACGCTAACGGCAACGACTACCGCGAACTCGACGTGACCGACATCGACCAGGGCGAAGGCTCGTTCACCTACTACGCCTACGACCGTCAGATTCCCGACCTCGACGAGGACGGTCGCGAGGACGGCGACCTCGTATATAGCGGCACAGACCACTACTATGCCACGGGCAAAGTCGGTTCGACTACTGTCTATAAGATAAAGGTATATACCTACTTGGAGCCTTCCGACGAGCACAACGCCGTCTGGCTCTGCGAGGTCAGCAAGGGTACGGAGATTACCCGCAGCGAGATTCACTATGCCGCCTCGCTCGACGGTATCAACCATCCCGACGACGAGAGCGATGACTGGAAGGACACCATCGAGGCAACGGGCGTGCTGGCAGGTCAGTACCTGTGGACGCGCACCACCACCTACTACCGCGACAAAAACGACCCCGACCGCGAGCCGACGCGGACGTATAGCGTTGCCCGCTGGGGCATCGACGGCGACGGCATCAGCGAGATTGACTCCTACTATACCTGTATGTTGGAGGAAGTCAACGACATGGCCACGTATGAGAAGACCCACACCGTGTCGTGGTACTATACCTTTGAATCGGCCATTGCCGCCACGGGCAAGACCATCGGCGAGTTGCAGGGTTGGTATATTTGGGAGAAGACTCAAATCGTCTATGACATGGCACCTGCTCCCGATGGCAGCGCCCGTCCGAAGCCCGACCTGGTTAACTACCGCGTCAGCCGTATCGGTCAGGACGGCCAGATCGGGCAGGAGGAATACTACTGCCTGCGTGAGTACGACACCTACGAAAAGGCGTTCCCGCCGTCGTTCGACTGGGCGGCACCGTTCGACGTGGGCATCCAGTGGTACAACCAGCGCAACCCCGCCGCTGACGACTGGAGGCTGTTCAACAGCGACAGCTGGGTGGATAAGATTTGCACAGAGCAGACGAAACAGTATGACCCGTGGAAGCAGACCACGCGGCACCCGAACTGTCCCGTATGGTCGCCGATTATGCCTGCTTACGACGAGAACAAACCGACGTTTAAGTTTCTGTGGAACTTCGAGCAGCGCGTCGATGGCATGGGTACGCAGTACGCCACGAAGCCCATCTGCATCGGCAACCATGCCCGTGGCATCAAGGGTGTGATAGAGTTCTATGCCCTGTCCGCCTCGCAGACGCCGAAGAGCGCCTCGATACTCATTCCGCAGGACCTCTACGACAAGAACGGCTACGGTGTGATTCCCACCAGCGGCTTCACTGACAAGCAGGTGTGGAGCGACGAGAAGTACGACCGCGCCCCGACGGAGCAGCTGCCGTATCAGTGGAACTGGACACGGACGCTCTACGACGTGGCCGATGCTAACGGCAAGACCTATGAGGATCATTATCATGTCTCGTCGGTGAAAGGCACCAAGGGTGAGGACGGTGCCGGTGTGGAGTATATCTACTGCCGCACAGCCGATGCAAACCCTCCGCAGGGATATCTGAACCATAATGGTAACGTGACAGGGTGGGGACATGTCACAGAGAACGAGGGCAAGACTATCAATGGCGTTTGGGTTCCGCGCTGCAGGTATGAGGATGACTTTGTGCCTGATGCGAAGACCGTCAGCGGCGTCACCTACACGTGGACCGACAATCCGATGGGCATTACGCAGGAATATCCCTATGAGTGGGTGTGTGAGCGTAAGAGTGAGTCGTACCTGCTCAACGGCAAGTTCTCCGGCGGACATATCTGGGGAGAGTTCTCCGCGCCGAAGGAGCGGTCGAAATGGGGCTACAACGGCGAGGACGGCGACGGCACGGAGTATGTGTTCATGCGGACGAGCAAGGACGTGGCCCCGGCGTTTAGCACCAACGACGTGATTTCCGGCTACACCAGCGACTACAAGAGCGACGAGTGGCGGCCATATATCAATAATAAGGATGCCTGCGGAGCGGAGAGCAACCGCACGACCGACGACCCGAAGGGCACCTCCCGCGACTGGCCCTACGAGTGGGTGGCCAAGCGCAACAAGGCCGCTGCCGCCTCGAAGACCGCCGGCGAGACGCAGGGACAGCGCCAGTGGAAGTCTTATTATGAATGCACTGCAGACAACTCGCACAAGATGTCGAAATGGAGCACCTACTCGACGCTCAGGCTCGACATCGACAACGAGATGGACATGATACCGACGGAGAGCGACAACAAAATCAGTGCCGCCCGCACGGTGCAGACCGTCGTGCATTTCTACGACGGCTCGACGGAGGTGAACATCAGTGCCGCCACGCTCAGCGTCACGGGAGGCCCCGCCGATAGCATCGCCACTTACAGCCATGCCGCTCAGGGCTATGGACAGAAACTGTCGTGGTCGTTCATCGCCGGCAAGACGATGGCCGACGCCTATAACATCACCATAGGCTACACCTACAACGGCATCACCTACACGGCGGTATTCACCGTCTCTGCGTCGAAGGGACAGCGCATCTATCAGCTGCGCCCGAGCCATTCGTCGCTCATCTGCAAGCGCAACACGAACAACACACTGGCCGATCCAGACCCGTTGTCGCTGATTATCGACCGCATCGACGGCAACAGCACGACACAAATCAGCAGTCCCACAGCGGATGCCACCTATAAGGACGGCGATGTGACGCTGACTGTGAAATATAGCACCACGTCGATGCCGACTTCTGCAAGCAGCGGCTCGTCGTGGCCCAAGGCGAACAGCGTGCAGATATCAGGGTCTGGCAGCGTCACGAACGTCTATCTCGCCCTGTTCAATAGCAGCGGCGTGCTCCTCGACCGCGAGACAGTCCCGGTAGTTCGCGACGGCAAGAACGGCGAGAACACCGTCCGTCTCGACCTCGACAACGAGAACGACTCGATGCTCTATACGGGTGGCGGCACGCTCGTCAGCGGCAATGTCACTTCGACCGCCTATATGTTCGACGGTGCGAGCGACGTGTCTGGTTCTACCACGTTCTCCATCAGCGCGAGGGAGGGTTGCACCAGCAGTCAGGCCACCATCAGCGGTCGTGTCATCACCGTGACGGGCATCAACGCGGCTACGGCAAAAGTCACCGTGCAGGGTGTCTATAAGGACGGCAACAACAATACACATACGAAGACTGCCGTGCTGACGATCAAGAAAATCGTGGACGGCGACAAGTACGACCTCGTGATATCGCCGAACGCCATTCCCTACAACGCCACCACGGACACGCCTGCAGAGACCACCGTGTCAATCAAGGTCTACAAGACGTCGGTGAACAGCAGCGGCGGCGCTACCCGCGCTCTCTCCGCCCCGCCATCCGGCTATAGCGTCTTTGCAGGCAGCATGGCGCTCGACGCCTCGTCGACGGGCACCTACTCGACGAAGACGGACAACAGCGAGATAAGTTCGCTGACCGTGAAGATTGCCAAAAGTGCCACCTCTACGGACATCCTCGACATCGAGACCATCCCCATCGCGAAGGTTGAGAACGGCAAGAGCGTCACGAAGAAGAGCGAGAGCTACCGATATGCGACGAACAGTACCGGCACGCGGCCTGCGGCATCATCGTCCGACTGGCAGACCACGAAGCCGACGCTGCAGCAGGGCTACTGGCTCTATACCGAGACTACCATCACCTGGAGCGACAACTCGACCACCGTGCTCTACACCGACGAGCGCAATCCGAACGATGGCGTGGCCGGTCAGGACATCATCGTCGATGGCTCGACCGAGATGAAGTACTACGTGGGCGACTCGAACACGTCGCACCCTGCCGAGTCGAGCTCAGATTGGAAGGACCTGTCGCAGGTTACGCAGACGCAGGGCAAGTGGCTCTGGTCGAAGGCCACCACCTACTACCGCAAGGCTTCGTCAGCAGCGGGCAGCAAGGATGCCGGCCATTCGGTGAACTACAACGTGAGCTACATCTCGAAGGACGGTGCCGCAGGTCGTGCCGTAACAGGAATCACGGAATACTACAAGGCCACCAGCAGCAACGCCGAGATGCCTGTGCCTACGACCGACAGCGGATGGAGCACCAACCCGAACGTGTCGAACTGGGGCGCCACCGACAAGTACCTGTGGAACTACGAGAAGGTGACATACAGCAGCGGCACGACCGTGGAGCGCACCAAGCCGCAGATCGTGGCCATCTGGACGAAGGACGGCAAGGGTATCGACTCCATCACCAATTATTATAAAATCACCTCGTCGGCCACGGCTCCGTCAAGACCATCCACCGACGGCGGCGACGGCTGGGATGATGACCCGACAGCCCCCGGCGCAGGCGAATACCTCTGGAACTACGAGAAAGTGACCTACACCGACGGCTCCGTCTTCCGCTCAGAAGTCCAACTCATCGGACATGTGGGAAAGGACGGTCAGAATGGCAAAGACGGTAAAGACGGCAAGGATGGCAAGGATGGCAAAGACGGTCAGGACGGAGCAGCAGGCCACGTAGGCCGCTGGTACTACTATGCAGGCGAGTGGAATGCCACCACGAAGTATAAGTTCGAGGCGACCAAGGCGCCCTACGTGAAGCGCGGCAGCAACTTCTATATGCTGGACTGCGCTGCATGGCCGTCCACGCAGCAGTCGAGCTCGACGTACACCAGCAAGGACGAAGACCCGGCCGACTCGGACTTCAACAAGGGCAACCCGTGGAGCCAGATGACAGCCGTGTTCAAGTACATCATCACCGAGGCTATCTTTTCTGGTTATGCACATCTCGGCTCGTTCATCATCAACGGCGACTGGCTGATCTCACAGAGCGGCACCATGTACGGCACCGACGGCTCCGCACACACAATAGGGCCTGGTACTTCGTGGAACTATCCCGGCGGCTCGTACACGATTTACAACTCATACGAGAAGTTCGACCCGTCGTATCCGAACTCGTCGAAGTCTGGCGTCGTCAACTTCGCCCCGAACTATGCCGTGGACGGCAAGACGGGCAAGACGTATCAGAACGATGCGTATGTGAAGGGCACGATAAGTGCCGACGGTTCGTTCATTGCAAAGAACGCCAATGGTGCCGGTGTGGTGATGGTCAACGGTGGCACCACATCCACCACGACCAACGAGACGGGCGTTACAGTCCTTGATGCGGCAGGTATCTATTCGCGTACGAATCAAGACGGATTCCGCCTGAACGCCAGCAATGGTCTGCAGCGATACGACTCGCGTAACGGATGGGGTCCGATGTTTGCCGGGCGCCGCGTGGACAAGGTAACTGCAGCAAAGACGCTCGACGATACCTATGACTTCATTATCGCCGACCCGTCGAACTATTCCGGCGGTTTCACCATCACCCTGCCATACAATCCGCCCGACGGAAAAATCATCACTATACAGTGTACGAGTTATGATCGTTGGGTGGACGTACAGCGGAACACGATTGGCTACATCAAGGTGCTCGGACAGGCATCGGGACTGCCAGCCAATACCTTCGTGAAGGTGAGGATATCCAACTTCGAGCGAGGCGAGTTCGTCGCTTTCGGCGGCAACTGGTATGCAACGAAGTCGGCTTGGGATTAATAAAAATCGGTCTTGCGGGGCGGCCCTCGAGGCCCATTGTCCCAAAATTTTTCGGGCACGACACTAAATTTGTCGGTAGAAAACGCGGGCGGTCGGCAGAGAGTCCCCGCAGGTGGTACGACGTATCACATGGCGGCTGGCACGACGGAACACCTCGCAGGTGATACGACGTAGCACCCGGCAGGTGGCACGACGGACGCGCCGCAGACAGAAAAAAAAGAATATTCACCAACAACAAAAAAGTAACAATTATGATTGACATTAACATTTACGTGAATCAGGGCGTCGAGGCATTCGGCACGACCGGACGGACGCTCACCGTGAACGAACTGCCCAAGGAAGTCTCGCTCGACTTCGTGGCCGAGGAGCTGCACCACAAGATGCGCCATCTGGAGAAGGACGACATCACGATGGTGCTGTCGCGCTTCCTCGACGTGGCGGCACGCATGATGGCCGAGGGATTCGGCATCCAGTACACCAACACCAAGGAGGCCGTGATGATGCGACTCTACACCGACGCCCGGCTCGACCTGCCGACGAAGAGCATCAACCTGCAGAAGGCGCAGGAGCTGATGCCCGACGTCGTTCACACCGAGCAGGACATGGTGGACCATGCCGTCGAACTCGTGGCGATGGTCGGCGTCAGGCTGCGCCCCTACGTCGAGGTGAAGCAGAAGTTCCATGAACTGCTGGCCGACTACAAGCCGAAGTATCAGGTGAAAGATACCGTTGAGCGGGCCTACGTGGAGAAGAAGGACGGCTCGGGCTCCGGCTCCGACGATAACGGCGGCTCTGATGACAACAACGGCGGCGACTCGCTGGAAGGATAAACCAAAACACAGAGATACATAGACACAGAGATTAAAGAAAGAAAAGCTCTGTACCTCTGTACCTCTGTGTTGAAAAAAAGTAATCATAAAGCTCAAAGTTCAAAGTTCAAAGCTCAAAGTCCACTATGGCAGTATCAGATGATTTCCGCAAGCAATGGCTCGAAATGGAGGAGCAGTACGGCAAGAACATCGAGCTGGGCGACATCCAGAAGATGGAGGTCGGCCAGGTCGACGAGACCGTCTCCATGCCCGCCGTGAAGTTCACCGACCAGACGCTCACCGTCTTCCAGGAGTACCGTCACGTGCCGATGAACACGTTCATGAAGCCCATCACCGACAAGGTGGCCGAGGCCGAGACGCGAGTGACAAAACTGGAAAGCGACGTCAGCACCGCCGTCACCCAGGCCAATGCCGCCCGCGACAATGCCAACAACGCTGCCGGGCGCGTGGACACCAGTATTGCCAATGCCAATGCTGCCGCCGCCACCGCCAACGCCGCCGCGCAGAACGCCGACTCCTCCCGTCAGGCCATCGAGGCCAACGAATCGACGCGACAGACCAACGAATCGACGCGCCAGTCGCAGGAATCTACACGCCAGAGTCAGGAGGCCACACGTCAGGCTCAGGAATCGACGCGGCAGTCGCAGGAATCCACCCGTCAGAGTCAGGAGTCCGCCCGTGAGACTCGTGCCACCAGCGACCACAACCGTGCCGAGACTGACCATACCACTGCCACCACGGATCACTCGACGGCTACCAGCGACCACAGCCGCGCCGAGACCGACCACACCGCCAGCGTCAGCGCCACCAGCGAGGCGTCGAACGTCAATGCGCAGCTGGAGGGCATGACCGTGACCATCACCAACCGCAGCGGCGTGCAGACGAGCGTGAACATCGGCTTCGAGATTTACCGCACCTACACGTCCGTCGCAGCCATGCAGGCCGACGCCGCCAACGTGCCGCAGGCCAAGTTCGTGATAATTGCCACCACCGATGCCACCGACCCCGACAACGCGAAGCTCTACGCCAAGAACGCCGCAGGAGGCTTCACCTTCCTCAGCGACCTCGACCAGGCATCGAGCGCAGCCTTCGCCGACTGGCTGGAGAACTACAAGCCCGTCATCGAGGCCGACCACACGCAGGCAGGACTCGACCATCAGCAGGCTGTCAGCGACCACTCGACTGCTGCCAGCGACCATACGCAGGCCGGCACCGACCATGCCCGCGCCGAGAGCGACCACACCACGTCGCAGACCGCCTCCGGCTATGCCAACGAGCAGGGCGACTATGCCAAGAACATGGCCGACCACCCCGCCTACCTCGCCGACGGCACCGCCGCCCATCCAGGCGATGCTGGCTATCTCTACACGTGGGACTACGCCCGGCAGCAGTATGTGAAGGGCGCACGCATTTCGCTCGACTTCGATTCGATGACGCCCGAGCAGAAGGAAGAGTTGGCTGATGCCGTACTCGCCGCCATCGGATTCGACACCGTTCCGACGGAAAACTCCGACAAGGCCGTTACCAGCGGCGGGCTATATATCGCATTTCAGAATGTCAATACCGCTCTCGCCGGCAAACAGGACACGCTGACGTTTGCCACCGACGCAACCTGCGAGGCCATCATCGACGAACTCGTCTAACGTCGTTGTCCCATTTTCGCAGAAGCATTTTGTAACTTAGCATCAGCAAAAGTACAAAGGAATATGGTAACGACAATCAACATACCAGTGGTGCCGCCGGGGACGGATTTGAAGTTCCGCGTGACGGTGACAAAGGAAAACTTCGACCTGACACGCGACCCGTTCAACATCGTCATCAAGAACAGTTGGGGTCGCGTGGTGGCCCGCTTGCTGAAGAGTGACTGCTATCAGGACTCTGAGGGCCGCTGCTATTTCAATATAGATAATGTAAAGGAGGGCGAGTACATGGCCGTGTTCGTCGGTGCCTATGCCGATGCCGACTACGCCAAGCAGCATCGCATGTGGAACGACCGCCAGCCGCTCTACATCGGCAGCAACGACTGCGAGACCACGAAGCGGCACTGCTGCGACGGGCATCCCGTCGAGTATGAGCAGATATGGACGGTGAACGTCAGCGACGGCGAGTATCTGGCCGACAGCGACGGCAACTTTGTCTATACCTCCGACGGCCAGCGCATCTCGTTCAGCGACCGCTCGACTGCTGACGGTAAGGTGCGCCTCTCGATGACTGGCGACGAGTTTCTCAAGCTCATCGAGGGCCGCGAACCAAACAGCGAGGTGAACACCATTCCGGAGATGATGGACGTGATGCGCGGCATCACTGACGACGAGACCATCCCGCAAAAGATTCAGCAGGAAATCGACGGGAGTCAGGAGGAGAATGAGGCGAGCGACGCCGACATCGACAGCATTTTCGACTAAAAAAATAACGATATGGCAACGACAGACAAATATCCAAGCTACCTGCCCGAGGACTTCAAGGGACTGGAGTCGATTCAGGAGGGCAACCAGCGGTACTACTATAAGACGGTGGACGGGCAGAATCTGCTCATCGGCGCTATCGTCGGCAAGCGGCATTTGGTGATCCGCTTTCCCGAGGGTTCGACTATCGACGTGATTCCGAAGGACTCGGTCGGCACGGACGAGATCAAGGACGGCGGCGTGCATCAGGAGGATCTTGACCCAAACATCGAGGCCGCCGATGACGACATCGACAATATTTTCAATAATCAATAAGGCGATATGAACAAGACAAAGGAATTGGAACTTTTCAAAATGTCCGACGGGTTCTGGGCAGGACACCAGACCGCAGACGGAAAACGCATGAAGGCGGGCGCTCACAAAATCACCGCCGAGGAAATCATGACGATGTTCACCGAGTTCTTTCAGGACTACTGCAAGGAAACTGGCGAGTCGAAGCTGCTGATGCAGGACGGAAGCGGCAGACTGTTCGTCACGATGCGGGTGCCAGACAAGCAGGCAGAAAAGCCGAAGAAGTCCGCACAAAAGCCAGCACACAAGAAGCGCAAGGCTAAGAAATAGCCCGCACACCAACCAACAATATCCAACACAAGATAGAATGAGACTAAATCTCAGCATAGTTCACTGATTTATTAACTAAAATTTGTTTGCATTATGGCAATTACAAATCCAACCAAGTACGTTTCCGTACAAAGACTGAGCCGCTTCGAGGCTAAGCTCGCTCAGAAGTATCAGACACAGGCCATCACCGCCATCACTGGTCTGAATGCAGAAACCGTAGAGGCCGCTCTGGCTGAGTTGCTCGGCAAGATCAACGCGCTCCCCAGCGCCATCATCCCCAAGGGCTCCAAGGCTTTCGCAAGCCTCGCTCCCTCGACCGACCTGGCTGCTGCCAACCTCGGCTTCATGTGGAACATCACGGACGCCTTCACCACCACAGCCGACTTCGCCGAGGGCGCTGGCCACAGCATCCCCGCTGGAGCCAACGTGTATGTGGCCAACGTAGGCACCGCCGCTGAGCCCGTCTACAAGTACGACATCTTCGCCGGCATGTACGACCTCTCAGGCTACGCCCTGAAGAGCGAGATGTCTATCACCGACGGTGAGGGTGCCGACGCCGACAAGACCACTATCCAGCTGAAGAGCGGTCTGTCGAAGCAGGTGCTCATCGCCCACCAGGACATCAGCGGCAAGGCCGACAAGGTGGCTTCTGCTACCAGCGGCAACCTCGCCGGACTGGACGGCAACGGCAACCTGACCGACTCTGGCATCGCAGCTACTGACGTGGCTACTATCGACGCCGACGCCGTGGAGGGCAACATCGCCGAGTTCGACGCCAACGGCAACCCCGTGGACAGCGGTCACGCACTCTCTGAGTACAAGACCAAGCAGACGGCTGTGGCTGATGCTGACGCCACCACCAGCGGCAACGACACGACCTTCGTGGACAGCGTGACACAGGACACCAACGGCGAGATCTCCGTCCACAAGAAGACCGTTCCCAACGTGTCTGCCTCTACCTCTGGCGCAGGCGGCACCAACGGCCTGATGCTCGCCACCGACAAGGAGAAGCTCGACCTGCTGCTGGAGTGCTCCGACGACGACATCGACAGCATCTTCGCGTAATCTCTCTATCCCAGGTCAGCAGGGTTCGACTCCCTGCTGGCTTGCCAAACATTTTAAAACATCAAGAGATATGGCACTAACAAACGAAACAAAGTACGTGACCGTGCGACGGCTCAATCGGTTCCGTAACAAACTGAGGGCAGAACTGCCGAGTACGACCGTTGCATCCGACGCCACCTGCGAGGCCATCGTCGACGAACTCGTCTGACGCCGTGACATTTGTATAACCAATAAAAAGAAAAGAATATGGCAGATGAATTAGAGAACAACGGCCAGCAGGTGCAGGGCACCAGTGGCCATGAGAGCGAGACCGTCAGCGTCGGCGGCCTGAAAGCCTCGCTGCAGAAACTGAAGACCGACCACATCGACACGAAGTACACGAAGCCGTCAGGCGGCATTCCGTCCACGGATATGACCTCGGCGGTGCAGTCGTCCCTTGGCAAGGCCGACGCCGCCAAGGCACTCCTCGACGACATCGTGCCCGCACAGGCGTCGGATCAGAACCAGCTTGCCGACAAGAGCTTTGTCAACTCGTCGGTTTCGACGGCAACGGCCACCCATCGCGGCACGTTCAACCTCGTCAGCGACCTCTCGCTGACCGTTTCGGCCACGCAGTCGCAGATTGCCACCGCACTCGGCACCGCCATCCAGACGGCAGACAACAACGACTACGCCTTCGTACAGGTGCCGACGGCCGACGACAATCCGACGGAGATTGCCCGCGTGGACCGCTACAAGCATAACGGCACGGCATGGGCGTTCGAGTACAGTCTGAACAACTCTGGCTACACCGCCGCGCAGTGGGCAGCCATCAACTCGGCCATCACCAGCGCGAAGGTGAGCGGATATGACTCGCACGTTGGCAACTCCGATATTCACGTGACCACGCAGAACAAGACGGCGTGGAACGCCAAGTACGACAAGCCCAGTGGCGGCATACCAAAGACAGACCTTTCCAGCGGCGTGCAGTCATCCCTGGATAAGGCCGACGCTGCCGCCCCGCAAAGCACCACCTACTCGAAGACCGAGGTCGACCAGAAGTTCGACGAGTTCGCTGGTCCGACCTACGATCCCGCCACGCGGGCCATCATCTTCCCCGCCACGGCGAAGGTGTCATACGACGCCGCCAACCGCGCCGTCGTCTTCGGATAAGCAGTACAAGTATTCACTCATTAATTTATAAGCATTATGGCACAGGAATTTGACATTTTGAAAATCGGAGGCGTTCCCATCAACGCCTGCGACGTCGTGGCACGCCAGCGCATCGACGAGCTGGCAGCAGCCAGCGGCGTGACCTACTTCGGCCGCGTGTGGAACCTCCAGAACTCCACGCCCGTGGCCGACCACTACATCGGCAACCTCGCCTTCGGACAGCAGCTGCCCGAATGGCTCGGACTGGGCTGCTACATCGTGAAGAACGACCACAGCCGTAAGAAGCTGATGGCCGACAACCATTATAAGTACGAGAACGGTGCTCCCGCCAAACTGGATGGTACAGAAGGCCATTACCAGTGGGGATGGGGCAAGAAGTTCTATATCGTGGTGAAACAGCAGGGCGACGAGCTGGCGCTGATTATTGCCAAGGGCAAGATTCCCGGCGAGGTGAACTACACCATTCCCGTGGCCTCTGAGTCTGCGGCTGGATGGGCTACGATGGAACGCAGCACTGGTAAGCTGGTAAGCTACATCAATATGGGTGCCGACTACCGTGGTGGTAACAACGACAGCAGTCGTGACGGACAGTATAACACTATGCTCGGACGCCCTGCATCTTCTATGACTACCAACGCATTCCTGACTGCCGCCCGCCTGAATGGCGACGGATGGCTGGGTGCAAGTATGCGCTTTGACTGCGTGAAGGCCATACTCTTCTACGTCATCTTCGGTAACCTGAACGTACAGGCCGCCTATAATGCCAATAAGGACGCCAATGGACTGTATCAGGGCGGACTTGGTACTGGTCCTACCAATGCAGGCGGTTGGTGGGGAGCCAACTGGGACTATTATCCCGTGTTCCCACTGAGTGCAGGTATAGAGTTGGGCGACCGTTGTGGCGTGTTCAACTATGTAGTGAAGGACGGTGAGGACAATACGTTGCAGACCATGCAGGGTACCTGTTTCTTCGGATTGAAGAACGGCATGGGCGGTATCATGTGGAAGATGATGACCGACGAGTTGCTGCAGTGTAATGAGGATAAGAGTCAGACGCACCTGATAGCCGAGAAGATTTGTAAGGTGGACGGCAATTACACCTACAGCATCGGCAACAGCGCTACGGGCTTTAAGGTTGGTGGTACCACACCTGCTTATGAGAGTGCTGCATGGAACAGTATCAGCCGCGTGCTCTTCAAGAATCTTGAGCTGCTGCCTATCGGTGTCGGTCAGACCAATCGCTTCAGCGATGATTATTACAATCCTGCTATAACCTCCGGGTTCCGTCTTGTGTTCCGTTCCGGCTCTCTGAACGTTGGTGGTCAGTGTGGCCTTTCGGTTGTCCGTGGTAACGCTGGTGTCGGGGATGCCTATGCGGGCTACGGGTCGTCGCTCTGCGAAGTGACCGAGGAGTGGAGCGTGGACGGAGAGTACGTCGAGGTCTAAGGATTACGATGTGGTCAATGTGTTCAACAGGTGACAAAGGTTAACAAAAAGGGGGCAAGCACGCCCCGCCCCAAAGCGGGGCGTGCTCCCCTTCGCTCTAAAAAACATGGTAGCTCTCGTTAAAGACTCCGGGTTCCGTCTTGTGATCCGTTCCGGCAATCTGAACAATGGTGGTCAGTGTGGCCTTTCGATTGTCAATGGTAACAATGGTGTCGGGAATGCCAATGCGAACAACGGGTCGTCGCTCATCTTTATTGGAATATTCAAAAATATACATTGGACGACGAGAGTGCCACGCCTCATGGCGGAAAATAAACTGGGGGTGCAAGTGTTGGTAGGCTCACGCGGAAGGACCGTAACAGAGTGCGAAGACAGGAGCATCTAATGAATAAAGCAGAATAGATGAAGACGATAAAACGACTATCGGACGACATAGCGACTGTCAATAATTTCATCGAAGCGCATGAGAACTACACAGAGACAAAGCCTTATAGGACTGATATCCGTGAGTTTGAAAGCAACTTCACTGCAAACATCAGAACACTTCTTAGAGCATATAACCTTGGCAACTGGGTGCCACCAGAATACGAAGAGCGTACTATCGTAGAACATAACAAGCTACGGAAACTTGGTGTTTATCCTGCGGCAGAGCACAATATAGAATGGGCAGCACTGAATTATCTGGAGAAACCGTTGACCGATACATACATCCGCAACTCTTGCGCCTGCGTCAGAGGACGAGGACAGAATGACTTTATTGATATCATATCCCGCGCCATGCGCAACAGTTATGATGACACACGCTACGGCGTGCAACTGGATGCGCACCACTACTTTCAACTGATAGATCACAATATCATAGAGTGTGTGCTTGAAAGGAAGATCAAGGACGAAAGGTTGATGCGGTTACTGCACAATATCCTGAGTTCTTTCATGAACGGATTGGTGCTCGGTACTAAACTCAGCCAGATAGAGGCGAACTTCCAACTGTCGCCCTTTGACCACGGAGCACAATCATTATGGGGTGTTCGCAACGATGTGGAGAAGATGTGTTACTGGCGCCGAAGATATGTTGACTGGTGCATAGCAACCGTGCGAACCAAGGAACAGGCCGAGGAGCTCGCCAAGGGCGTGCAGTACCTGAACGCGAAGTTCGACAGCCTTGTGGACAAGGGCGTGTTCTATGCCAGGTTTGCCGACAACATCATCATGCTCTCTGGAGACAAGGCATTCTTGCATATCGTCACCGAAATTGCCATTATGGTGCTGGCACGGGACTATCACTATCAAACTAACAAGTCGTGGAATGTCCGACCTGTTGAACCCGATGGCATAGACATCTGCGGTTATGTATTACATCATTATTATAGAAAAGTAAGAAAACGCATTAAACAAGATTTATGGAGAGAGGTCATACAGCTTCGCAAAAAAGGGAAATCGCCAGAGGAAATACGCCTGGCATGTGCCTCGCGTATTGGGTGGCTAACGCATGGCGACTGTAGGAACCTTCTCAGGAAAATGAATGTCAATATGGAAGAACGGCTTGGCGATAAGATTAAGAAAAAGAGAATAATGATTCCTTTTGAAGGTATGACGAAAGAACAGCGACGTTCTATCGAGGACTTTCTTTGTTATACTGACGAAGACGAAAATGATAAGATGATTCTCCTTTTGGAATATACTGTCGGCAAGTCGATATTTCCAGGAAAAGAAAACCGTGCTGCGTTAAGGTTCAAAACTTCAAACGGAATCATTCGTCATCCCGATGGTACCACAGAGCATCAGTGGAGTGAAGAGGAACTTTACGCATGGACTGGTTCACAAATACTGATAGAACAGATGTTGCAGGAGTTCTCACCAGAAGATTTGCCTGCGCCGACGGCCATTCACGAAAACACGAACAAATACGGAAAGAAATATTATAAGTTCACTTAATATTCATCATTTTAAAATGTTTTGATTATGAAAACAAGAAGTTATCAGTCAGGTTTGACTTACGAAAAGTATGATCGCGACCACATTGCAATCTACTTCAACGAGACAACAAAGGAAGTGCCTTCGGGTAATGATAGGGAATCGACACAGGTAGAGTATGAATACGATACTGTGCTTGTGGCTGCTGAGACTCCTTCAGTAGAGGCATTTGCAGCAGCCCTTGTGGCTAATGGCATAGCCTTGCTTGATGCACAGGCTATTGCTACGGGTATTATCTTTGCTTCAATCCAAAAGGGGCAGTTGGAGGGTGATGAGCTTGCTGCAGCCAAGGAGATGGTACGAGCCAAGATTACTGCCTACGACTCGTCATCGGCAGTTAATGAGTTTACCTATCAGGGAACGCCGATGTGGCTTGACAAAGACACACGTGCAGGTTTGATGCTGCGACTGAATGCCGAACAGGCTGGTGGTCACGAAAACACAACGTTATGGTATGGCACACAATCCTTCTCGTTGCCTGTAAGCAGTGCTATACAGATGCTTACCGCATTGGAACTTTACGCATCGGCTTGCTTCGACATGACGGAAGAGCACAAAGCCGCTGTTGATGCCAAACACACGGTTAACACCGTATTGGCATACGATTATACGCAAGGCTATCCCGAAAAGCTGGCTTTCTAATCGTTTGTCCTGATTTTCAATAACGCAGAGTAACTATGAGCGTTTCGATAATGCTTTCTATCCTCCTGGTGGTGTCCTTTGTGGGCACCACCATTTGGAAAGAGAAAGAACTGCCAGATAGCATCAGCGCAATGGTGTGGGTGCTTCCCGAAGGCGGCTTGCGGTGGCTGTGGTCAATATGGCTCGTTGCCGTGTCCATCCTTACCTTTGCTCCTGCCATCGGCATCCTCGACGCAAGGGGTCTTGGTGTGTTCGGATTTCTGCCTATGGTATGCCTCGGCTTTGTTGCAGTGTGGCCTCTCTTCGACCAGGAACACGTCAAATGGCACTACGTGATGGCAGTGGTCGGCGGCATCCTCTCGCAGGTCACGGTGGCTTTTATCAATCCGTGGTGGCTATCCGTCTGGCTCTTGATGGCTGTAGCGCTATGGAAGCCCATCAGAAGCAAGGCTGTGATGATATCGGAGTGTCTATGCTATGTGGCGATGGTTGGCGCACAAACAAGCACAGCTCTTTTCGTCCACACGCAAAATCCATAGCAATAAATCTTTTTTTCATTATGACTAACGGCGAAGAACAGAAATCACGGAGTTACTTTTACCGCTTCGAGGCCAACACGCGGATATCAAGCCCGACAAGTTCGGTGGCGCACAGGTGGCCACGCCCGACATGCTGACCGCCGATATGTTGACGTGGGGCATCAAGGCCGAGATAGACCGCAAGTTCTCCAAGGTTTTCGCTATGAACAAGCAGACCGCGCGTCCAGGACGGCACCTCATCCGAAGGCGGTGATAATGGCGACAACGGCGGCTTCGCTAAATTCAGCGGCACGCCCTCTCCGGCAAAGCGCCACCGTCTGGATGAATGTTTACAATGGTCCCAGACGCGTTGGAACGGCAAAGGTAGGGAATGTTTTCGGAACGGCAAGCGTTCGTTAGCATTATTTAAGGAAAAGCACAAGGGGAGTCCCCGCCGTCCGAGATGGATGGCAGGGATGACTTTGTGGTGTTCTGGCAGCTACCTGACGACGACCGTCAGCTCCGATCCGTCCGTGAAGATGATGTCCTGATTGTGATACAGAGGTGGTTGCCGTTATTTAGTCCCAAACGAAAAAAGCACATATTGTAAATTTGCTGATAGAACGCCGCCCAGATGCGGTTAACAGCGCCAGCCGCAGACAGCGGCTTACTCTCGCGAAGGGAAAAGAAAAAAGTTCAGGACTTGCGGGCGAACCTGCTACAATTCTAACGGACATGAACCGTCTGTACCCGCAAGGAACCTGAACTAAAAGGTCTCCTTTCTGATACGACGGTTCAATATTTTATTCCGTAAGAATTGTAGCGATGCAAAATTATAACAAAAATTACAATCGAGAGAATATCCATCACATCAGTGGGTACAATTTAGTGAAACTTAACGCTTATAAACTGAAATTAATGCAGGCTCTCGGCATCAGGGTGGAGGACGTTAAAAACCTTGCTCCTTACGAGGCTTATCACAACATGATGGGCATGAATATCGACCGAAAGCGCATGTATGCTTTCATCCGGCAGGAGTACGGCATCAGCAGGACGAATATGCAGAATATAGCGAAGCGTTTTGAGCAGACGGTTGACAATGATGCCGGTGATTTCGGGGAGGAAATCGGAGACGGATAGTTAAGGTTTGTCAATAGAGTGACGCGGGTTTTGGCTGACGGTAGCCAAAACAGCGGTTTTCGGGCGGTATGGCTGTGGCTGTATCGCTCGAAAGCCTTTTATACAGGCGGTTTCTGCGTAGCCAAGAACGGTGGCTGCGCATTAACGCTTTTCTTTGGCAGGTGTGGCTTCTTTTTCCGAAATTTGCTGTCGGAAACGAGGAAACTCAAATCCACTACAATTCACTTTATTTATTAACACAAAAACTTTAAGACTATGGCATTAGAGATGAATGATTTGATGATGCTCCGTGGGATGGACTCCAAGGAAGGTCTGTCGCCCTATGAGCAGGTGAAGCTCGACCACATGACTGCAAAGAATCACACTGGCGGTGTGGCAGTAGCAGGACTGGTGACTGGCGTGGCTGGTGTTACCATCGCCGCAACGGCATGGCTGTTCGGTGGTATGTACTCCAATGCGAAAGCGAAGGAGGCCAAGGAGACGGCTATTGCCGCCAAGGAGATTGCAACCCTGCAGAACGGCGCTACACAGCGTCAGCTCGATCAGTTGACCAACCTGTTTGCTGCTGAGCGTCAGGAGCGCATCGCTGGCGACGTGACGCTGAACCAGACCATCACGGACACCGTGAGCGGTCAGCAGGCCAGCACCCTTACTGCCCAGCAGCAGGCAGAACTCATGGCCTCGCAAGCTACGCAGCAGGTGATGACGAAGACCTATGAGGACTTCGTGACTGGTCGCGCTTCGCTGAACCCGACTCCCGTCAGCCTGTACTCGGCTCCACAGCCTTGTGCTTGTCCTGCCAGCGGTTGCGGTTGCGGCGCGTAAGCGATTTGAGGGGCTGTGACTGTCCCGTATGCTGCGGCACTGCCGCAGCCTCTCATTTCCAAATTCAATTCACGGCAATATGATATGTTTGGATATGGTAAACGAAAACGACGTATGCAGATGGTACAACAGGGATTAAGGGCGACGAGCAAGAGCAGTCTGAAGCTGCAATGCCTCTTTTGTGCAAAGGGCGACCTGAAGGAGGCAAAGGAACTCTACGACTTCTTTGCGAGCGACATGCCCGACCTTCCGGACTACGACCCTGTGCCGCCGACTTGGCAGCAGAACACGGCACAGACCATCAACGGCATCATGGACTGGGTGAAAGAGAACCAGGGGGCGTTGGCACAGGCTTACGACTTCATAGCAGGCATCGTCAGAAAGCGGGGCATACCGCCAACGGCTGCGCCCGAGCCGCCAGCCGCACCGCTGCCACCCATCAATCAGTAACAACTAATTCACGGCATTATGAATGAGAAGAAAGAAATCAAGGTGTTCCCCATCACGTTCGAGGTGTATGCCTACGATGCGCAGGAGGTGGAGGAACTGCGCAGTGCGATAGTGGACTTTATCGCCACCAACGCCCAGCGGAAAGTGCCTATACTGGCTGGCAAGGCCGCACAGGGCATCAGGGCATGGGATAAGAACCCGTTCGTCAGGAACAGGATTATCCAACACTTCCAAGTTTAGAAAGAATCAGAAAGTTTTGCAAGAATTATCAAAAAATAGCAAGGATTATGGATCAGACAAATCAGAATCAGAATCAGCAGAGCGGGCAGTTCAAGTGTCCAGGCAACTGTCTGCAGTGCCTGCCCGCACAGCGTCAGTATTGTGCCTCGCAGCACGCCTACTCGAACATGAAGGTGCTCGACAAAATCATGGAGACGCTACTCGGTATGAAGAACCAGATGGACGCGATGCAAGGCACGGTCGCGGAGCTCTCGGCGAAGATCGAGGCCATCCAGAACGGCGAGGCTGCCGTGTTCGACCCCAATGGCGAGGGCGAGCTCTTCCCGAAGGAGTTTGCCGTCGCGGAGCCCGCAACCGACGCACCTGCAGAGGCGGCGAAATAAGCCCCTGAAAATGCCGATGGACTTTTACTACCAACAAAAGTCCACTTTTACTACCAATAAAAGTCCACTTACGCTCCAACAAAAGTCCACCTGCACAAAAATACAGCGCAAGACGGGTAGCGGCGCACCAAAAGGCTCCCAAGATAATCAACACAAAAAACTAAAGTATTATGGCAAACTGTAATTGTAATTGTCGTAACGGACAGGATGCACTCGACTTCCTGACTTCCGTACCAGGCGGCACCGCTGCCAACGCAACGTATCAACTGGGACTGACCCACTACACTTGTGGAAACCGCAAGATGCTCGTGGCTGACCCGACGCATCCCGTCATCGCACAGCTGACGGCTACGCCCGTCGGTACGCCCATCGACCTCGGCAACGACACCTTCTGTCAGGAGTGCCAGATTGCGGGCACCGTCACCTACAAGCCCTGTAACTCCTGCTCGCCGCAGACCGAGTATGTCAGCCAGCGCGTCTGCCTGCCGTGCTCGTCGGCTGTGTCGCCCACGCTCACCATCGGCACCGTGGCTGCTTCGCCGAAGCCTATCACGTACTACGCAAACAATGGCTGCGGATGCTGCCAGGGCACTTACCCATGCACCAACCGCATCGCCATCACCACGTCGATTAACGTGACAACGGCATGAACTGGCCCGATGTACTGATGATTGTCTTCTCCGCGACAGCCGCCAACCACCTCGGTCTGGCGGCTGCCGCAGAGAGCGTCGTCCGTCACCGCCTGCCAGTCCTGAACTGTCCCAAGTGTGCGGCATTCTGGAGTGTGATAGTGTACGGTGTGGCGGTAGCAAATTCTTCACTCTTCACTCTTCACTCTTCACTCCAAATCCTCGCCGCCGCCTTCCTCTCCGCATGGTCAGCCGTCTGGCTCGACCTCTTAATGGGAATCATTGACCAATTATATATAAAGGTATATGACACGTTTTATCCAACAACAGATACCACCGACACCGACGCGCTCGATACCGCAGACCCCGTGTCCGATGTGTCCGACGGCCAAGGTTGAGTCTGTCGCTGTGCCACAGCGACCGCAGCCCAAATCCGAAACAATATCGGAAAAGGCACCGAAACCGATGCCTAAACGACAAAATAAGAAATAAAAATCGCCGATTTCCGCTTGTTTCCGCAGAAATCCTGCAAATAAGCAGGTTTAAGTCGGCTTAAAGTCTAATTTAAACAGAAAATAAGATGAACTCAACAGAATTGAAAGACCGCTACATGGGTCTTTATGACTACATGGCGCAGAGCCGCGACCCGAAGAATATGAAAGCCTTCGGTTGCGTGATGACAGAGATGATGGACTACCTCGTGGCCAACAAGCCCGACGTAGCCGAAGAGATGATAGACAAACTGGAGGCTATCAAATGGCGTCAGTACCTCACGCCAAAAGAGGCCGAGAAGATTGTCGCCGGTATGGAACCGAAAGCACCGTGGAGTCGCGAGGTGTGGAAGAACGCTATGGAGTCGTTCGGACTGCCACTGGAGGAGATGCCAGCCTACAACCGCTGTGCGCTCTGGGTGGAGATGAACAAGATTTACTCCGACTTCGGCGAAGAGATAGCCGCCTTGCTCGGCAAACCGCTGTCAGCATCCGACAAGGATATCATCTCAGCCTGCTACAAGATGGCGCTGAAGAACCTGAAGGATAAGGACGGCGTGTACGACATCCGCAAGTATTTCCTCTGGTAGGTCAAAGTAGGTCAGAGAAGGTCAAAGTAGGTCAAGTTTTGTATGGACTATGCCGCCGCTGCTGATGCACTCATGCGCCGCAAACTCTTAGAGCAGATGTACGACCGCATGACCGACGAAGAGAAGCGACTCTTCGCCATGATGACAATGCAGAACAAGAGCAGCGACGAGATCCTGCAGGCTATTCAGAAGAACCAGCAACACTTGCAGCACCTCGTGGAGCACGCCGACCGCGACCAGTGGTACAAAGCCTTCGGCTCCGACGTAGCCGCCAACGTGCTCACCACCTCTGCCTTCTGGCTCCTCGGCAAGCTCTTCGCCAAGCGATAAAACTATCCATTCGATATCGCCGTGAATGGTCGCGGGCGCATCGGTTTCACAGCCCTTGCGCCCGCCTTTTTTGCCTGCAAATGCGCCCTTTCCGCAGCCTTATATCCCAAAAAGTTCACCGCCCGTCTATATCTTTGCAGAAAAGAAATCAGACAAGACATGACAACATTTATTAATGACATCCAACCCATCCTGTTGACCGCCCTCGTTGGCGTACTCATCGCCTATGCTCGCTACGTGAACACCCTGAAAACCCGCGTGGCAGTGTTAGAGCGAACCATCGAAGATTTGCTGAAGACCATCGACAGCATGCAGAAGCGGCTCGACTCGCACTCGAAGAAACAGGACGAGATTCACGACACGCTCAACGACGTGAAGAGCGACATGAAGGACATGAAGGTGGAAATCGTGAAGGAGATGGGACAGATGGCCTCGAACCTGAGCGGACTGGCCTCCGACCTGAAAGGACTCAACAACCTGCTCGCAATCTCTGACTACGGCATCCGTGCCAACAAACCGCAATAAAATATGATTCATCACGACCGATATCCCAATCACTCCGTGCCTCCGGCTCGCCACAAAGTCGGAAATCGCCGCACTTGGGCTGACCGCTTCGGGCTAAACGTCTTGCGCCAGCGGTGGTCAAACGCCATGCCAAAGTTCTTCAAGCGTGTATGCTGGCTGTCGGCTCTCGTCGGCGGAACCGCCCTCGCCGTCAATACCGCAATAACATCTGGCGGCGGAACGACGCACGAATGGTGGAACGACATCTATCCATATTTATTGGGTGTTCCTGCTGGAGCCGCTTTCGTGGCCAAGTTCACTCAGAACTATGATCGAGACGGCAAGCCCATCAAAAAGGAACTTCCAGAGGGCGACAATCCGTCAGCCGTAAACTACTCCGATATTGAGACCGTTTCGCCTGCTGAGCATGAGAAAATCGACATCGACCCGTACAATGGCGATTGACATATATCATTGCTAAAAGATGCGCTTCTCGATATACCCAACAAACAAACGTTAAACAGAAGCTTAAAATATCTTAAACTATTGTCTAAGAACACCCCAAAAACGGACATCAAAGAAAGAGTATCAAATTTTGGTTGATTTCTGAACAAAAAGCGGAAGAAAAGACAGAGACATTCTATAATATATAAGGTATAAAAGGACAACGATATGACACAGAATTGGGAGTGCGAAGAATTATTTCTTAACGAGGTGGTGCGTGTAGAACTGGTACCGGCGAGCAAGGCTGAATTGCTCGTGCCGTTCAATGTCGGCGAGGTGACGGCAACGGCAGGATGGAAAGAGATTGACGACCCTGATAAGCCAGGCAAAAAGAAAAACGTGTCGCGGGTCGGCACGGCGGTGATGGTGATTGACGCGACGGCGACAGACGCGACGGGAAGGCTGGTGTCGCCGCCGACGCTGAAGACCACGGAGAAGCCCGACAGGGCGGGATATATCCGCCAGCACGACCTGCAGATACCCACGGAGGGCGGCTACGAGGACATCCGCAAGAAGCGTGGAGAGCTGGCAGGCGTGGACTTCAACGTGGTGCTGGAGATGCGCAGCGGCTCGCGGTTTCTGATCTATGCGCTGCCGAACTCATCGACGGTGGCCGTGGAGGATCAGTTCAGCGGCGAGGGCAAGCAGACGGTGAAGGTCTCTCTTCAGTCGATGTCGAACATGATCCGTCTGACCGATTCAACGACATAGCGGGCGACCGCTCCATATCTTCATATAGCTGACAGACACACAATCTTTAAAGTCTAATTTAGTTTATAAATTGTCCCGACGGCGTGGTGCGTGAGCATCGCGCCGTCTTTCGTTTATCCCTTAAAAACGCCTTTTGACCTGCGGTCGAAATTGCTCACGCTCGGAAATGCTGATGCGGGGCATCGCATTTCGCTCGCTTACTCGCAATTTTGCCCTAAAAACGGCTTTTGCGGGCGAAAAAGCAGTCCCAAAGAAATCGCACGTGCTATACCTTTGCCGATGTGGACGCGACGAGCCACGACAGCAAAATTGAAAATCGAAAAATCAGATTTATGAACGGACTATTTGAAATACTCAGCAACAAGGAGTGGATGATTCAGCAGGAGTTCCTGCACAGCATCCTGCCTACGCTGCAGTACAACATCACAAACCATGCCTCTCTCGGCATCGAGCGCGAGAAGAAGTCGCCAATGGCCATCGGTCAGCATGGACAGGACTTCATTCGTGAGTATCAGGTGACACAGGACGGAAAGACGCACGGTCGTTATGGCTGGCGCGGCGACAGCCTGTCAGAGTTGAATGAACCTTTCGTCAATGTTATGCCTATTGACGGACCTATCACCCGCAATGGCGGCGCTTGCAGCTACGGGTCGATGGAAATCCGCGACTGGATGATGGAGGCTGCTAACAATCCTGCTTGTCAGGGTCACGTATTGAACATCAACACCCCCGGCGGCAGCGCTTGGGCAAAGAACGACTTCCAGCAGGGTATCGACTATGCTCACGCCCGTGGTCAGCGCGTCATTGCCTTCATCGACGGACTTTGCGCTTCGGCTGGCATGTATCTCGCTTCGCTCTGCGACGAGGTGTATGTAATGAACCCGAAAGACCAGTTGGGCTGCGTCGGTGTAATGGCTGCTTTCTGCACCATGAAGAACGGAGAAAAGTATCAGTGGGGCGAGACCTACCACGAATACTACGCTACCAAGAGTATCAACAAGAATAAGGAAATGCGCGACATTGCCGAGAACGACGACGCCAAGCTGCTCATTGAAGAGCTCGACAAGCTGGAGGCTGAGTTCCGTGCCGACATGAAGGCTGCTTTCCCCAATGCCAAGGACGAGCACCTGGACGGCAAGGTATTCGACGCTAAAGATGTGATGGGCATCCTGTGCGACGGTGAGATGATGCTCGGCGACGTGATCTGCCGCGTGTTCAACCTCGCCAACGGCACCGAACAACCCATCGCCCGCACCGCAGGCCGAAAGGTCGCTAAGCGTCAGCAGACGGCAGGTCGCGGCACGTCGGCTGGTCAGCAGGCATCCGTCGGCAACTGTGCATCCGCATCCGTCCGCATGACCGCCGCGCAGGCTAAGGAAAACATTTTATCACCAACAAATAACAGTATCAACATGAAAGAGAATTATCCCGCAGTGTTTGCGCTTCTCGGAGTCGAGGAGATGCAACTTTCAGAGGAGGGCACTTTCTTCAACAAGGATCTGCTCGCCACGCTGAACAGCGCCATTGAGGCGAAGAACAAGGAGACGGCTGACGCCAAGGCTCTGGCCGAGCAGCTGACCTCAGAGAAGAACGAGCTGACCGCTCAGATTGAGACGCTGAACGCCGACCACCAGAAGGCCATCGACGACCTGAAGGCTGAGCACGCCACGGCCATCGAGGAGAAGGACAACCAGATTTCTGCCCTGGAGCAGGAGAAGGCCGACCTCACCGCCGCCGCCACGACGAAGGACGAGGAAATCGCCACGCTGAAGACCGACGCAGAGGGCAAGGCTTCACAGATTGAGCAGCTGACCACCGACCTGAACGGTGCGAAGGAGAGTCTGACCACCGCCGAGGGCACGATTGCCGAGCGCGACCAGACCATCAGCGACCTGAACGCCCAGATTGCCGAACTCCAGAACAACCCCGGCGCAGAGCCCGCAGCAGGCGCAGCCCCGAAGAACAACGGCGGCGGTGCGGAAGCCCCAGGCGTAGCCGTCAACCAGTATGTCTATGACCCCTCACTCTCCTACGAGAAGAACATGGAGGCCAAGGAAAAGTGGGAGGCCGAGCACAAGTAAACCCCAACCAACACAAGACTCATAAATAACAAAAATTATTCACCAACACATTTTTTTCAACTATGGCAAACGAAAAATTCATCGGATTGGAGAATGTGCAGTCGGTAGCCGACAAGCTCTCTCCGAACATCGTGATCGGTCCCGCATACTACATGCGTGACGAACTGGACCGCCTTGGCATCAAGGTCGAGACAGGTGTGCAGTACCAGCTGACGAAGACCGTCTTCGCAGGCAAGGGTGGTCAGACCCGCCGCAAGGAGGTTGGCAACGTCGAGGAGAAGAAGCTGGGATATCTCTTCACCCGCAAATTACAGGCGAATATCTGCGTACACCGCATTCGCTGTAATGAGGACGACTTCCAGGAGAAGCCCGGCAACATCGCCATCAACGGCTCTGCCGAGATGCACTTCGAGAAGACCGAGCTGTTCATGACCGAGCAGGCCAAGCTCTTCGCTCAGGACATCTGGAACAACATCATCGGCGGCGACGCAGCCAGCGACGACGAGGAGATGAACCTCTTCGACGGTCTGCTCACCGTGATGGCCACCGATCTGAACGACGGCACCGTCAACAAGGCAGCCAAGAATCTCATCCCCAGCGGCGTGTTCGACAAGCCACAGAGCGAGGGCGACAGCCAGGCTTACGACGAGTTCGTGGAGTGGCACAACCAGTGGTCTCCACAGCTGAAGAAGCAGAAGGCCAACGTCTATATGCCTACCGACGTGGCTCAGGCCATCGCCGATGCCTACGAGCAGAAGCACCGCTCACACAAGAGCGTCATCGAGCTGGAGAACGGCAACTACCGCATCAACAGCGACGGCCTGTCTAAGCTGACCTTCGTTCCCGTGGACGACATCAAGGGCAACCTCGTGTTCGCCACCATCGAGGGCAACCTCCTGCTGGGCGTGAACAATGAGAGCGACTCTTCATTCGTGAAGGTTCTCCCAGAGCCCTCGCATGATGTAAAAGACCTCGTGATGCAGATTCAGGGAATCTTCGGATTCATGCTGGTTGACCCCTCTGCCCGCGCATTCGTCACCAACGGTGGTGCTGCCGAGATGGAGTTCAACAGCGGCGACTATACCAAGGATGCCGTCTATGTAACCTCTAACAACGAGGAACTGGGTACCGTAGCCATCACCAACGGCACCGCCCCCGTAGAGAGCGGCACTGAGGTAGCCAAGGGCACAACCCTGACGCTGACCGCCACCGCCAAGAAGACTGGTGCTAAGTTCGTGAAGTGGAGCAACGGCTCGACCGACAATCCTGCCACCATCGTCGCCAACGGCAACCCGATGGCCATCGTCGGTATCTTCTCGGGGGAATAGGAGCCGGGGATGAGCCGGCTGAACAAGCATCGGATAAGGTAAGTTACAACTTCACTTCGTACAGCGCGGACGGCGAGACCGAGTACGGCAACGGAACGGTCGAGACCACAGGCGAGAAGAAGACCTTCAACGGTGTCGAGTACACCGAGGCCGAGGTGAAGACGAACACCGAGCCCGAGTGGGTGGGACGTAAGTTCTACATCATCTCGACGGCGACCGCAGACGGAACGACCAAGTACCCGCTCTACGACGCCGAGGGCCAGGAGGCCGGAGTTCTGGTAACTATCACGCCGACGGCGTAAATCTCTCAAAGGGGGTACGGGAGCCCCAGGCGCTTATATCGCCCGCCGACGGGCTCCCTCCCTTTTCTCAAACAAAAGTAGTAACCAACACAAAAACATTTATTGATATGGCAGACATCACATGTCCAACATTGCAAGACATCCTCAAGAGCAATGAGTGCCTTGAGAATCTGGCAGGTATCAGCTCCGACGTCTATGTCGGTGTTAAGAGCGACCTTGCTGCGCCTCTGACCGCAAACGAGAACTTGTATGGCACGCCCACATTCTCGTCGTCCGACGGCAAGAAAGGTCTCTACAAGATTCAGGGCAAGAACGAGGCCCAGAAGATTGCTTTCTCCAGCCTTGGCCCGCGTAAGGGTTACGAGTTGACCATCACGGTGGTCATCGAGTCTCTCAACCAGGCGTTCAGTAAGGTCGGCAGAGCTTTGAACAACCTCGATCTGTTTTTCATAGTAGAGGATGGAGAGGACTCTCTGATCATGTACGACCCGCAGCGCCGCTGTGAGGCCGAGTCGGGTGGCATCGCTGGTGACACTGGCGACACCGCAGACAGCGACCGTCAGGCCACCTGCGAGTTCAAGCTGAAGCCCGTTAAGTACCCCTTGCTGTATGTCACCAAGCCCTCAGATCCCAAAGGCTGGGACTCTCTGCTCGCAAGTGCACAGTAAAACTCTCGCTCACCGAAAGTCATAATTGATTGGTTTCATAAGTTAGTATTGATTTTAGGTTAGTAATGTGAGCCCCGCGTCACGAGTTGGCGCGGGGCTTCTTTTTATTCCGTCGGCAGCTCGGCGGTCGGCTGTCCGTCGGATTCCTCCGCCTTCGGCTCGTCCTTCTTCTTCGCCGCCTTCTTCTTCGGCTCGGCAGGCTGCCCGGCGGCCTCGGCCTTCTTCTGCTGCACGCGGAACAGCGACTGCAGGATGCCCACCAGCGAGCCGACGATGCCCTCGCTGCCCATCATGCGGTTGACCGACCCAGAAAGGACGGAATAGTTGGCGATGCTTGACTTCGGCGACGCCTGCAACAGCATGGGGCCGCTGACGACCACCGTCTCCGTGTCGCCGACGACGCAGAACAGCTCCATCTGCTGGCCCTCGCGCCAGCCGTACTCCGTCTGCTTCATCCACGCCTCGCCAAGTTCCGACGCCACCAGCTCCGACTGGTCGCCGTCGGTCAGCAGGTGCAGGCGGCGGATCCACCCACGGTCGTACCACCGCTTCAGGAAGCGCATCAGCGTGATGTCAACCTCCTTCACGCAAATCCAATACTCGCCGAAGCCCGCATTGGCCACACAGCACAACGCGCCCATCAGCCCTTTCATCGTCACGTCGCCCTGCGTCTGGAACAGGGCGGCACCGCCGGAACTTCTAAGCATTCGCGGCAAAACGTTCTCTACGCAACATGGTTCTACAAATGCCATAGTCTTAATTATTTGATGATTACTACGACACAAAGATACGGCTTTTGTCGTCTGTTTTGGGACAAGATAGTCCCATTATATATATATAAGGTATTACCTTTGCCATTGAAATCAAACAAAAAGGCGATATAGATTATGACACAGAGACTTTACACCGAAATGAATGCCGACGAGCAGTTGCAGTGGGTGACTGAGTTCGGCGAAATCATGGAGCAGCACGGCGAACGGCTCGCGCTGCTGACGAAAGGCAAGGCCACGGCAACCACCGATGATGCTGCCGCCATCCGACGCATTTTTTCTCTTCTCGCAGCTTGGCCATTCGCACAGGACTTCTGCGACAAGGCCCAGCGCTACGGCGACTACATGGCCCGCACCCCCCGACTGCCTATATATATAGAAAAGGTGAAGGAAAAGCTGGCCGACGGACTGACCATGACCGACGCGCAGGGTAGGATAGTAGCTTACGTGAATCCTTCCACACCGCTTCGCCGCCGTGGACGTCCGACGAAAGAAGAAGTGGCAGCCCGTCTGCGCGGTGAAACAATCACCATGCAGGACGGAGACGACCCCGAAGCCCGCAAGCGCCGTACCATCGCCAAGATGCTCGGCCTGGAAGTGGTGATCCACGGCGATGCACCGCGAGAAAAAAACAATGCCGAGATTGCCGCCGAGAAAGCCGCGAAGCAGCGGGAATATGAAAGAATGAATCCGAGCCTTTTCGCCGCGCAGCCCGGCGGATCATCGGGGACTGGCTCCATGCGTGCTGTCGAAGATGGCACACTGGTGCCTGTCCCCAGTGATTCGCCCGCTCCCCAGAGCGGAAACACCGCCGCCTCTTCTGTCTCCGGCGTCCCGTCTGTTGCCGTACCACAGCAACCCCAGTGCCCCACCATGTCCGAGGTCTATCAGGACCGCATCGAACAGGACCGCCTGCGCCTCTCCGACCTCGCCTGGCTCTGCTCCGGCGACCTCCGCAAGCGCATCGAGACCGTCCGCGCCCTCCGTGTCACCGCCGAGTCAGCCTCCGAACGCGCCAAGACGATGGCCGACCTCGGCCAGCCCGCCGACGCCATCGCCCCCTATGCCCAGCAGGCCAAGGAAGCCGTCGATGGCTACATGGCCATCTATCAGGCCGTCGACGAGGAACTCGCCATCCAGTTCAAGCGCCTCAGTATCGACCTGCCATATCAGGAAAGATTCAAGCGTCGCTTCAAAGGTGTCGATCTGGAGAAAGTCCTCCATATCACCCGTCCGTATTATGAAAAGGTGAAGAAGGACAATCCTGCCATTGACGTCCGCATCAAGCAGGCCATCGAGACCGACAATCCCGAGTACGCCGCCAAGCTGAAAGCCGAGGAGGAGAAGAAGCAGGAACTCCAAGCCCTCCACCGCTACATCATGCGTAAGGACAAGGAGGCCAGTGACGAGCGTGTTCGCACTATGACAGAACGAATCGCCCGCATCCGCGAACTCGCCGGCGACGCCGTGGCCGACACCTATCTTCCCGTCCTCGAAAAGACCAGGGCCGACAACCTCGCCTGGCGTGCCGCCAAGGGTAAACCCGCGTCGGACAAACCAGCTGACACCGTGGGGACTGTCCCTGCTGTGGGCAGCGACGCTCAGGAGCGAACTACAGATGGACTGTCCCCATCCGTGTCAGTCGCTCCCAAAGAGCGAAAGAAGCCTTCGGCCAAGCCTGCCGACAAGAAACCCTCTCCGAAGAAGCCCGCCAAGAAATAACTTCTTTTCATTTAGCTATAATTGTCCCCGCCCGCATGTCTCCCTCCGAGACCCCTGCGGGCGGTTTCCGTCACCACTCGTCATGAGCCTTGATCGCACCGTCTATACTTGCGTATTGTATATTACAAGCATCAACGTCTTCTGTTGGCTCTTCTACAAGTTCGTAGTCTTTTTCCGCACTTATTGGGAATCCCCATCCTTTTCCATGATAACAACCGCCAGATATGCTCGTTATCGTATATTCTGCCTTGCTTCCTTTTGGACGGATTGTATCACCTATATCAAACTTTGGCTTAGGATCCTCTAAATAATCCAGCACATCCTTTAGCAGATAATAAAAATCATCTGCCATTTCTTTTATAGTCTCTTGTAAAAACATCCCAAGGCTCATAATACTCTGATGATCTCAAGTCAAAACTTCTATTATTGCGTATGCTGTCTATTAACTCTTCCTTTGTCATACGTTAGTCCTCTTGCTTGTAATTACTATACCACTCGTCGATGGGTCTCATACCAGCCACCGTGAGACGGTGCTCCAGCAGTTTGAGCCAGTCCTCTGACTTCTTCAACTGTTCTGCCAGCGCATCCTGACCGCTCTCTACGGCCTTACGCATTGCCCCGTTGATTTGCATTGCTACCGCACCGAGAGCATAGTCATCATCACGGCTCCACGTCAATTCCGGCATCACATTCTGCTGCACCCCTTCATCCTCCTTCGGCAGTTTGTCGAGGTCGAACATGTCGAGGTAATACCCGTCCCTTACGATGCAGTGTTCTGGCACCATCGGTGTACCGTCCACATACGCCTTGATAGCCTTCCACGTCGGAAGGTGTTTCATCATAATTCTTGTTTCTTTGTTCATAATCGTATTTATATTTTTACCATTCACACCAGCTCCTTTACCATTTTCCTGATATTCTTCACATACCCCCGCGTCATTTCGATGAAGTTGACCTCCGGGTTCTTCGAGAGGGCGCAGATGAGCAGCGGGTTATGCACCACGGCGATGATCTGCGTGTGCGGCTTGTGGAAGTCGAGCACGGACTTGATATGCCCGATGTTCTCGATGTCGAGGTTTCTGTCGGGCTCGTCCATCAGGATGGTCCACTCGTCGCCCTCGACGATGTGGTCGGCAACGTAATCCGTATAGGGCTTGTAGTTGTCCTTGAACCGCGTGTAGTCGAACATCAGGTTCGCGCCCTTGCTGAACATCCTGGCGAAGAGCGCGTTCAGTGCCACGATGACACCCTCGCCCGTTGACGACTCCCGCTGCCCGAGGAACTCGCTGATGGAGTGGTCGTTCTCGAATATCTCGTCGTTGTGCTGCCTCTCCCCCGCATGGCACAGGCGGAACGTGTTGCGCCTATAGTCGGCATACACGTCGGCACCGGCATACATGTGCTTGTCGTCGCCAAGGCCGAAGCAGATGGCATTGATGTTGCTGTTGAACATACCCGCCGAGCACTCCGACAGGTCCACCAGCAGATACTTCCTTATCAGGTTCATCAGCGTGGTCTTGCCGCAGCCGTTCTTGCCGACGATGATGTTCACGCCAGGCTTGAACTCATACGTCTTGCCGTTCTTGAACGCCCCGAGTCCGCTCAGGTACTCGATGGGCGTGTCCCCGTTGTTGTTGATTACCACCTTTGTTATCATAATTTCTTATTCCTTTTTTTTATTTCGCCGTGCTCCGTCGGCAGACGTGCGATAATTCATACTGCCGTGGGCTTCCTGCTGTCTCCCTGCGTGGGGCTTTCTGTTCTCGCCCGACAAACCTTATTAGTCCTCCTTGCGGTTGGGACCGTCTGCCCGACGGTGAGCGCGTCGATGTATTACCTTTTATATATTACGCGAGTGTTGCCAGTGATAGCCTGATTTGCACCATCCTCGCAGGTCGCGGTCTCGTCGCGGTGTGAATGCAAACCTGCTTGTGTCGCCACACATGACCGATTCGTCGTAGTCCTGCTTATACACCCACCTACATCCCTTGTAGGGCTTGCCCGTGCGGATGCTCCTGAGTATGCTTGTGCGGTCGAGGTGGTAGAGTTTCATTGCGTCCATGATGCCCTCAAACCATCCGTTCAACGTTCCGTCTGGAAAGACTGCCACTACAGGCTTCGGCTTACGTCCTCGCTTTGTCATCGTCATTCGTCGTCATCTTCCGCAAGCTGCGGTTTGTTCGTCAGATACCATTTCAGCATCTCAAAGGCCGCGTCGCGCAGGGTCGGCTGGGTGTTGTGGGCATAGCCCTTACCCTCACCCTTGCACTCGTAGAGGATATTCCACGAAGCGTACTGGTCGCGGTAGATGTAGATGTGGCACACGTTGCCGTCGATGCAGACGTGGGCTGGCAGCAGTCTCAGCATTCTGTCTGTTGACCATGCCGGAGTGCCCGTTGGGTCTTGGCTCGTTGTTGCGCCAGGGTAGCAGAACGGTCTATACTGCTCCTCGCCGTAGATTCTCTTCGGTGTAAAGATGTCGCTTATCCACGTCATGTCGCTGGTATCGGCACCCAGTCCGAGGTCTCGCAGTGTGCGCGACTGTTCAAGCGTCGTGCAGATGGTCTGCGGTTCTTTCTCTCTGTCAATGTCAAGTACGTTCATATTCGTTTCGTTCTATTCGTTCAATTCGTGCTCGTTAAAAAGACTCGTCGTTCAAGTCCAGCGGATAGCGGTCGTCGTCGAAGTCATCGTCGTCATCCTTGACACCCTTCTGGCGATTGCGGCTGCGCTGCACCCAGTCGAGCGTGCAACCTACGTCATAGAACGCCCGCTTGGTCTTCTTCGACGGTTCCCAGGAGAGGAAGCCGCTCGTGCCGTGCAGGTTCATGTCCTCCTCGCGCTTCACCCAGCCCGCGTCCTTGATCTTCGGGTGCAGGTAGCCCAGCACGCCCATGTCGATGCTGAAGCCCATCTGTATGCGGTCGATTATTTCACGCGCCAGCTGGTCGAATATCAGTGCCGCCATGCGCGGCTCCACCAGCAGCCGCCTGCCGATTTTCTCGGCCACTTCCTCCACGCTCTCCGTACCCGACGACTGCACGCGGAACGTCCATCCCAACTCCTTTGTCTGCGGATGGATTATCTTCACCTTGTGAACTGGTATGTAATTCCTTCTTGCCATATACCTTTTCTTGTTGTTTCCTATACCTCTTGCGGTTGGTCCCAGTATCGTTCCTGTTGCGTTCCCGTACCTGCCATTGAGGTTTCCTATACCGTTTGTGTCACATTCCCTATACCTTTTGTGTCTCACCCCTATAAGGTTCTCTGATACAGCTAAGGATTTTGCTGTCGGAACATTGCCCGTCAAGCATCGAACCCTTGCGCGTCAAACGTCCGTCACTCGCACGTCAAGCTCCGAGACCTTGCGCGTCAAATTCAAGGGATAAATAGTGTCAGGCATCTTTTCTTTCGTCTTTCTATCTACTATCTTCATCGTTCAGTCCTCCTTGATCTAAACAATATCTTTCTTCTCTGCATCCCACTCGAAGCCCATAGCCTTCAGTTTAGCAAACAACTGTTCGCACTCGTCTTTGTAAGCCTTGCGGTAGGTTCTGCTTCCAAAACTGCCGACACCTATGCTCGGCCCAATGGAGGTGTGTCCGTCCTCGATGTTCGTGCAAGCATGGTAGATAATGGCTGTGTTCGTGCCTCCGAACTTACCCTCCGTGTCGATACCTTTATAGATAAATATGCACTCGCCCGCCATCAGGATGTCGCCGTCCTGAGCCGTGCCGTCGGCAGCATTCACACGCTCAATGACTGGTTCGTGAGTGTTGCCGTTGTACTTGCGCCCGTCACCGCACACGATGTTGTCGTCATCGTCATAATGCCAGCAGTCGGGGCAGTATTGCCGTCCGTCAATATCAAGCCAACCGCTCGATGTAGCCTCCGACAGCATATTGCCGCCGTCGGGATCATCCGTGTAATATGTAAATCCGTCGTCGTTGACGAAATGCTCACCGCAGCTATCGCATACGATGATAATGGTTTCTACTTTCTTCTTCATAATCCCAATTCCTTTTATTACATTGCAAACGAGATAAAGTGGCTTGCGCCGTAGATGGCTCCGATGGCGATGATGATCATCTTCAGCCAATAAAACACCCATGCACCGAAACCTACCCAGTCGGGATAGTCGCTGAGCACGATGCCCGTGCGCTTGATGCGGCACTTGACAAGCCAGATAGTCACCGACTGCCATACATACTGCATGGTTGACAGCAACAGATAGAGCAATGCCGCACCGCCCAGCACATAGAACTCCGCATACTTCGAGCCGCCAATGAGCTGACCAG